AAGCTTTCGGCTGCGGTCGCTCCGTTCTTCGGACCCGCTGCTCCATTAGTTGTTGCTATAGGAGGATTGGTAGGAGGTATAGGAGGAGCTATAGTGGGAGGTGCGGCTGGCAAGGGAGTAGCAGAAGCGTTAACTCCTGAGGAGAAAGCAATGATGGAAGCTCGAGAAAAAGTTGCGGCAACTCAAAAAGCAGTAGGAGTAGGAAGAACAAAATTTGACAAAGCCCCTGATTTTGAGGGTTTCGGGACATCAGATCAGCAAGCTAAATTTTTAAACGAGCAATTACAGGAAGGTATGGCTAACGCCGCTGACCCAAAAGCACTTGCAGACGCTTATGATAAAGCAGCCCAAGCTGTTCAAAAACAAACTAAAATATCTGAAGAGCTTCAACTAGAAGAGCAGGAAGCAAAAGAAGGCTCAAAGAAAAAGAAAAAGATAACGGAAAAGTTAAACAAGTCCAATGAAGAACTCGCTAAGGCTCAAGACGCTTTAGCAAATGTCGTAGCTAATATATCAAATTGGAAATATAAAGATTTGCAAATGCAAATGTCTTGGCAAGCTGATATGGATGAGGCTACTGCGACATTAGCAAAGGCTCAAAAAGATTATGCAAGCACTTTAGCAGATATTCAAGAAAGACAGTCTAAGATAACGCTGAAGACCGCCGATGCGTTTGCTCAGGCTCAAGATCAGCAAGCTTTAGTGCAATCTCTAGCTACTGGCCCTAATGCTCTAGCCATGAACATGGGCGCTGGGTTCCAAACTCAACAGAGAGGTTTGGATCAATTTAGAGGTGCTATGGTAAACGCTCAGACAGGTGTTGATGTGGCATATGCCGAGACTTCAAAGGCTGCGGCAGAGAAGGGGAGTGCTCCAACAAATCTAGAGTTGATGAAGGGAACTTTAGCCGCAAGGAATAACCTTGAGAAAGCTGGCCAGCAATTTGAAAGTGCAGCTAGAAAGGCTGGTATAGATATACTTTCTAAGATGAAGCAGGTTGGCGACTTGCAGATGGCTAATGAAAAGAAAATGGCTGAACTCACAGCACAAACAATTCAAGCTCAAGTTAGCCATATCCAGCAAGCGTTCGGTCAAGGGGGCATGGACTTAGATTATGTTCACGCTCAAGGCAAGGAGGTCGCTGATGAAATGTTGAAAGACCCTGCTGATATTGATTATGAGAAAATCGGCATGATGATGTCTGAGTTCGATGATCAAGGAACTGGGGTTAGCATAGATAAATTAGTTACTCTGTTTGGCGTAAGCCAAGGAAAATTAGAGGAGATACTTGGAAAAGTAGCAGATGCTGGGATGGTAGGGGGCGAAGGCAAAAACATGCTTATGCAATTAAGGTCTGGGGAAGGTGAATCATTTAAAGGCATGATGGACGATGCCAAAGGATTAGATCCGACCGCAGAAATGGACGAGTTACTAGAGACTCAAAAAGGATTAAATGCAGCTATGGGAGCCGCTACAAAAGCTTGGGAGAAATTTGCAACAGACTCAGATACTGCTGATATTGCTAAAAAACTCAAAGAAACACAAGAAAAAATAGAAAGTGGCGAGGCTAGCGTAGATGAGGTCTTGAAATTCTTGGATGAAAACCTACAGGCTTCTAAAGATTTGCAGCCGTTTTTGTCAGAGCAAGCTAAGTTTGCTAAATCTGCGACTAACAGCATGAAGATGTTGGCGAACAAGATGCTTTCTATGGAGAATTTAATTAAAGACTTAATGGATGAAGAACCCGCAGAGGGAACAGGAGCAACTGCACTAGAACCATCTAGCGAAGGATCATAATGAGACATGGCATCTTTAATCGTAAATAATGTTTTAAGTTCTTCTGTAGAGATCACTTATGATTACCAAGGAACAATAGAGCTTTTTGGATATACTGTAAAAGGTAATTATCAGGTAGATATATCTGATTTAAAGTTTGAGCAGAATGACACAACTTTATTGTCAGGTAGAGATGCTATTAAAGAGGCTTATGGAAGACCTAATCTAGTAGCAAGGATAGGTGCAGATGACTATCTGAATGGTCAAATACAAAGTTATAACTTTGAAGGAGGCACCTTAGTCGGCGCAGAAACGGTTAGTATAAGCATAACAGAAAAAAGAAGACTAGATGATTATTCTTCTTCTGAATTCGCTAAATACATTCCGAACCCCCACACGCTCGCGTCCTTTTCAGAAACTTATGATTTTTCAAGAACTGGTGGGGACTATACTTCTACGCGAAAAGTTTCTATAGGTTATGCTCAAGAAGCTGGTGATCAGTTTTTAAATAATGCTAAAACATTTTTAACTAATTATTATTTCGCTAACAGACCATCTTTAGGATATCAGGAAGATGGGATTTCTGAAAAAGCAAAAATAGATGAAAATTTCAGAGGAAACATTTCAGAGACTTACGACCTTATAAATTTAAATGTAAGTTTAACTGAAACAGTTACGACTTCGATAGTAGACCCTAATAAAAATGTAGGCAGGAAAGAAACTCAAGATATAAAAATAACTCCACAGGGGTTTTTAGAAAAAACTGTTAATATTCAATTAACGTCATTGAGACAAGATTCTGAGAATACATTAACAAAAGCTATAGGTGAAATAGTAGATGAAGTTAAATCTAATGAAGGGCAGCAATTTGGGTCTCCATTTTCTATTTCGAAAGGGATAACAAAGGATGGCATCAATGCCACCTTGACTATTCAGTTTTCGACTGACCCAAACAAATCTCAAGATAATAACTTATCCTATACAGGAACTCAGAAAAAAGCTGGTAAATTTAAAGAGTATACTCTTTCAATGATGTATAAGGCTTTGGGCAAAAACAAAATAGATAAGTTTTATAATTGTAGAGATTTTTGGAAAAGTGGACAGGATTTAAATCACCTCAGAGTTAAAAGGTTATTTCACCCGCTAGAAGAGTTTCATGAAAAAAGTAGATCTACTAGTTTTAGCAAGAGTGAAGGAACTATTCAAGATTCAATTGTTTTTACCACTGATCCAGCTTATAAAACAAATGATGATGGTCTTTTAAAGTTCAAACTAACTATGAATAAGCAACTTCAGATAGACCGAGTTGAAAAAATATTAGATTTAGGCAATTTAGAGGAACAGGTTATAACAAGCGATTTAAAAACGCTTGGCACCGCTTCTGTCACAGCCGAAGCTACAGTGAGTCAAAGCATGGGTATATATGAAGCTGCGGATATTCTGGAAACAAAAACTCAAGAAATGACTGATTTGGTTGATGAGGGTGTAACTCATATAACTGCTGATAAAGTCTCGGTAAAATTAGGAGAAGGAAAATCTAGTAGGAATATTAATTTTTTATATATAAATGAATAAAAATGGCTGAAAGCATAACATACGGTTCATATACTTTCCCTGACCCCACTCCTTTAGTTGGTCAGAGCGTGAATCCTGTTTATGTGGCAGGTAAGCTAGACCACTATCAGGATGGTGTAGAGCTTATAGGTAATTTAACGGGCGCAAATTTGAGCGGGTTGCATTTACAGAAAATGCAAATGATTAGTGGGTTGATGTCAGAATATGAAACTCTGACGGTATCGAACGATGACTCTAATAAAGAATTTACATGCTCAAAGCCTACTTCAATTTCTTTTAGTGATTCAGATTTAACAACCGTCCTTCCTTATAGCGTTAGTTTTGAATCTTTTTCCTCTGGAGTTTTTTCAGAATATTTTGGGATTCAAAGTCCTGTAGACAATTGGAGCTTCACAGAAGAGATTGGAAAAATAACCGCAGCTACCCATACAGTTTCGGCGCAAGGTATTAAAATTGATAATACTACCCCTTTAGTAAATGCAATTAATTTTGTTACGGGAAGAGCGACTGGATGTAGAAACATTAGCCTTTTTCAAACAGGCGCTGAAGGGGGTGCTATAGCTGGTGGCGCATACCTTATATCAAGAACAGAGAATATAGATAAAGGTTCAAACACTTACGGGATAACTGAAAACTATAAATATAGCACTAGCGAAAATCCAATAAAGAATATCTCTGGCTTCTTTACGTCTTCAACTCAAATAGCATTTGATAAAGATGCGGGTTTAAGTGTCAATGTCAACGCATCTGTTCAAGGCAACATGGATGCTACTAAGAATACAGATGGGTTGGTTGATACAGGTATGTTTACTTCCACTCAAGCCGCAGAGATAGCAGTTAACGCTGTAGCTTCCTCTCTTTCAGATTATGAGAGTGGTGCTTATAGTTTTATAAACAGAGGTCCAAAGTCTGTCTCTTACAGGATAGATAGTGGTGTTAATAAAGTAGATTATACTTTTACTTTTCAAGATCCAGATAACACAGATCAAATTGGGAACGTCTTACATAAAAGAACAGCAAGTGTATCTACATCTAAAGATGAAAGCATTGTAAACATTTCTGTTAACGGTAACCTTTCTTATAATGGACCTTTTGATGTATTAGGAACAGGAGACCCAGCAACAGGAGCAAGGTTTTTAGAGGTTGATAGTGTTTTTAGCGGAGTTATAGAAAATTCTGGATTGTTGAATTTTGCTATAGAAGCTCTGCAAGATTTTAGAGAGGTTGGGACGGGCTACCATATAAGTGGTAATTATGTTAATAACGAGGCAAAATCAGAAGATTTCTCAAAAGACCCAAACACTTCTACTATAACTTATTCTGCATCATTTGATAATAAAGTAGATTTAGCCTCAGGTAATTTGACTGGATTGCAATTGTCAATCGCTGATACTAAACCGATTGAAAAAAGCGGTATTGTTCCAAGTATAGGTGGTTTCGCTAAACAGTTAATTATGAAGAGGAGTGCTGGACAATGGGCGATTAGCGCCACATGCGAAGGAGGAACTGGGAAGATGCCTGAATTAATGGACGTAGTTAGTGGTTATTCTACTGGGGTTTACAAATTTAGTGAATCTAGTAGTTTAAATGATCAAACTATTTCTTATAATCTAAGTAGATACTACTAATATGAGCCGACAGTCTATGGATTACATCATGAAAGCCACGTTTGGTAGCAACAAGCGTTTGCTGGCTTATTATGATTTTTCTGGGCTTAGCGGGAGAAGCATGGGTGAGAACCTTGATGATTCTTTGTATTACACCGTTTTTGAAAACTCAGATCCCGCTTTAAATACAGGTCTTTATAGCGGCATCGTTAGAGATTCTGCACATGCCGTAGCAGCAACCTCTTTACTTTTTACTACTGGGACTTTTCTAAATGGTGATCAAGCTCATTTGAACGACTCCAATATTGAGGTAACTGGAATCTCTAGTTTGGATTTTTCTTCATGCTCTGCTTTATTTGATTTTGAATTAAACAACCAAGTAGGTAATTGTGTTTTATTTGGTTCTTTAGAAAAAACTTCTAACACTGTGAATGACGAAGTTTTTGTTGGGGCTAAAGGATATAATTTTGGTCTAACTGACAGAGGTCATCTTTTTTATCAGAGCTTTAATGAAAAAGGGGATTTTATTAAGTTTGATAGTTCTATAGAGGTAAACAAAAGAAATATTGTTGGGTTTTCTGTAGGAGCTAATAGCATATCTTTATTTAGTTGTGACTATTTGAATAATGTTGTTAATAGTTCAACATTTTCATTAGATACTAAATTCATATCCAATAATGATAAATTTTACATAGGAGGATCTGATGAATACTTTAGAGGCACCAATGGTTCATTTAAGACCGCTGATGTTAGTTTAAATTCTTTTGCATTAGTCAGTGGATATATACCCGCAAACGTAATGTTTGATGTTGGTAGTGGTTTGGCGGGGAATTACTTTGAAAATGCAGGGACCACTACTTTCAAGAAGAACGTAACTGGGTATTCGCAGACTATAGTATATAAAACTGGCATAACAGGATATGACTATGAAAATACAGGTAGTGTTAACATATCTACGGGGAGATACATGCTAACTGGTAGTTTCTTTAATGCGTCAAGCGTGGATACTGGTGAAGGTGATAGATACTTTATATATCGCTCTTTTAATGATGCTTTATCTGATAGTGGTGTTAGCACTTTTGTAAAAGAAGAAGTTGGCGCTTTGTATGGGGGCATGGGTTCGGGTTACCAGTATACGCCGACAGGAGAACAAGCTTTTGACACGTTGGGTCTAAGGGGTATAGATGTTGCGGTAAACGAATACGTTGAACAAAAGGGCATCTCTGGGGCTGCGACAGTGGCTGTCCAGCTTTTTGGATCTAGGATGCAAACAGGAGTGACTTCTGGTATTAGTGGTGTTATTCAAGAACCTCTTTATGAAACCGTTATAAATCAACAAATTCCAGCATCTTCTGGGGTTCATTTCTTAGGCGATTCTTATGTTCTTAAGAAAAACTTTATTAAATATTTAGGGGGGCAGATAGGATTATGATTTACGATTTCACTATAGTTACAGGTGATAAAACTGTTTCTGGTTGTCACTCAAAAGATCTTTCAACTAATAATTTTAATGGTTTTAATTTAGAAGTTGGGGGAACTCTTGATCAGTTTAATTATAATCCAAAAATTGTCACTGGGCAGGATACTATAAAGTTGTCTATGAATGGGATGAATTATACTCAAGAAGTCCCCTCTCAAACAGTGATTACAAATAAAACTGTATTTAAAATAGAAACGGGAGATTTTTTCGTCAAAGGAACAGGCGTAGATCCTGTTGAAACAAATGTATTAAATTTTGCATCCACTTCTCCTCACAAATCTAATTACAGGGGTATTTACAACTTTGATACTGGTGGAATTTTTATCGGAACTGGTGATTTGGGGGCATCTCTTAAAACAAGCATAATGGGCAGATACCCCGCCTTTGCGTCAGCAGCAGACAATTTTGTAGATTTTGAATATTTTCTAAATGGTCAAAAAGTTTATTCTGGTCTTGGGGTTGGAGCTTCTGCCGCAAATCAGCCTGATTTCTCGGCGGGAGGAGGAGTGGTTACTAGTTCTAATAAAAATAAATTTAAATATACCGCCTATAAGAAAGGTGTAAGGACTCATTCAGTAACAGGACTATCTCCAGATTTGTATAGCGACACAGGATTCGTAGAAGGTAGGACTAGTTTCTATATTAACGGCGTTTTACAGCATCCTGACGACTATTTGGAAACTTACACTGGTGTCGAGATGATTAAATCTGGTGTAAGTGCTAGTGTGAATAGCGGTTTAAGGAATGGACTTTATACCGATAATCTAAGCTTATGAAGAAAGAGACTATTACAAAAGTAGATTTAAATTTTACAAACTCAGGAGGCGGTCACACGGCGAGCGTGAGCACTGTATTGAGCGCGAAAAATTTAGATGGAACTGAAGGTCTCGGAACAGTTATTGGTCCCTTGGGTGATGTTAACAATTTTTCCAATGATAAAATACAAACAGCACTTGACAACTTTGTTTGCACTGAATTAACAAGAAATTCTGGTCCAACCAGAAGATCTATAAGTAGAAAATATGTAGATAGAACCTCCTTGACTTTAAAGTCTTATGTAGTTTTGGTTAGGGGTGTAAATGCTCCAGTTTTTGGTAAAGAGTATGAAGGACCAGTTCCTTACTTTAGTGAAGTTATTGGAAGTCCTTTGAATCCCTTCCCAGCTAGCGGTCCAAGTCTTAATGGGGCAACTATATTAGCTGGAAGAGTTTATAATTATGAGGCTGGAGCACAATTTGACGGAATGAAGGTTGGCTTGTGTTATCATCAGCACGAATTAGTCCCAGAATTATCTCTTAATATTGATGCCGTTAGTAATCAATACTTATCATCTCCAGATTTGGCTCAGTATGAATTAAAATTTGGATATACTTTAAGTGAGTTTAAATCAATGCTTGGTTTAGTGGGGATTGATGCCAAGGGGTTGCCAGTATCAGACGATGTTTTGTTTGAGGTTAGTGGGACACTAGAAAGTGTTGTTGGGGCTATTGCTTCTTATTTTGGTTATTTTTGGTATGTAAATCCAGACACTGGTGGCCTTGAGTTTGTTAATACTGAATCGGCAGCTTCTATACCAGTAGACGATTATACGGAAACTGATGATTCTAATGTCATAAGTGCCAGCTTTACAGAAAGTTTAGTGACCACTAAAATTGTTAATAGTTATATTGGAAGTGGGGAGAAACAAAAAGACGAATCTAGTGGTCCTGATGAAGATAGGCCAAGACCAATATTTTTCAAAAGAGTCGATCTTGAACAAGCTTGGGATGAGGTAAGGTTCCCAATGAAGGGTAGAGATTTAAAATTCTGGTTTGCTCTATTCAACCAAGGTGTAGCTGACGATGCAGAAGTTTTCGATAAATATACTTTTGCTTTAATGCATTTAAATAGAGTTAATGATCCTAATGAGATGCCTCCTTTGTGGGCGCTAAATGATAATGAAGAGGTAAGGATAAAATCAAGTCTTTACATGCAAAAACCGAATTGCGGGACGTTGTTTGCTTGGGGTAAGTCTGTAAAAGACCCCAAGGATGAAATGAAAGTGTGGCAAGCCAAACATGATGCCAATCCAAAAGAATTTGATTTCGTGTGGCAAGGTAGTCATGGTTGGAAATTTGACTTAGAGAATCCAAGTAAAATAACTCACAATGGACTTGATGATGGCAAGCCAATGATGAGGTCTGGGAAAGCTGGATTTTACTACAAGCTTTTAACTTACTTGGGCAAGCGTGGAGGGTTATTAGCGGCAGATCAAGATATAGTAAAACCGTTGCCCAAGCCATCGGGGACAAAAATGAGGGAAATGATGGCAGCTTATTTTGCTGTGGCTGGAGGTATTTTTATATCAAATGGTTATAGCAAATATAAGGTAGAGAGGATGCAGTTTACTAATACAAACAATATAACTATATTTGGACCTCTCTCTGAAGATAAGAATATCGCTGACGTAGACGAACTTGCTGAGTTAAATGATCTCTTAGAACATTTGGGTGTTCCTAAAGAAAAAAGAAAAGTAGGAGAGATGCAGCAGTTTACAAATGATGAGGCTGTAAAATCTGAAGCTATAGGAGAGTCCTTTTTCTTCTTAGCTATAAGAAACATACCAAAGCTTGAGAAGAAAAATGTTGAGGAGAAAAAAGCAGAAGCCGAAAAAACAGATAAAGCAATAGACTTTGATCCTGTTTTTAATAAATTAGAATTTTTTCAACACCCTAGAAGGAACTCTTTGTGGTATCTTGGGGGACCAACCTTACAAAACGGTAAAAATATATTTCTTTCGGTTCTTGAAATAGCTAGACAGTCTGCCATAAATTTTGAAGTCGCAATGGCGAAGAATGTCAATAAGAGATTAAAATTAGAATATACTAGAAGTAAAACGAGAGTCAATAAGGTTGACGAAGAAGAAGAAGAAAAAGATAGGGCAGACAAAGAGGATAGAGATATAGCTAGGGGTGATGAGGGTTCTCAAAAAATGTCAGACCTTGCAGATAGGTTTGATCTTAGGTCGTATACCCTTGAGGCTCCAACTGCTCCAAATATTCTTAATCATTTAAGTCTTTCTAGCCATAATGGATCTTTGGCAGAAATAGAAGTTTTGAAGGGTTTAAGGGGAGAATACAGGGAACAGTCAGATAGGCCGTCTTCCTCCTCTAGAACTTTATATGGTTTACATATACCTGCGTTTAAATCAACAATGAACTCTGTTTCTGTGTCGATAGGTCCACAGGGAATTACAACGACAATTTCAGAATCTAGTATTAAGTTAATACCGCCAGATCCTGAGTTACTAATGAATCAAGGAATGGAGGCTATGAATTCTAAGTCAAATGTGCCTAGCACATACAACGCGACTCAAAGAAACAGGCTTAAATTATGATTTTTTACAGATTGCGATGAGCTTTCTGCATTCTTTGGCTGGAATATCTTCATAGGATTTCCAGTTCGCAGCCTCTTCGTTTCTGTAGATTTCTTCCTTCCACAAGGCTCTTAGAAGCTCTTTAAACTTATCGAAGGACTTTACCCCATTATCTTCATCTAAAGCCTTCTGGAGTGCTCCTGAGGGCGTTAAAGGCAACATAGCGGAGTCGCTAGAGGCATCATATTCCACAGTGTTGGAATTATTAGCTCCTTTTGACTTATCAATCTCATCTGCACCCACAATGTGGATATTGAGATAATTACGCACACAACGGACAAAAGCACGATTACAAGCGATTGTTTCTAGGAATTTAGCGCAGAAATTGTCTGTATTTGCAAGAGTGGCGTTTGCCACATCCTCATATTCAGTTCTCCACTCTGAATCAGTTTCATAATTTTGCTGCCAACAAATAGTGCATTTTGCTGTTACATAGCCATCTGAAACATTATTTACTTTAAAGTTGATAGAAGTATAGCCTCTCAGTTTTGCCAACTCTTTAATTCCTCCAAGCATAATGAGAAGTTGTTTATCAGAGAGACCCTCAACAGAAGTAGGCACATCTTTCTTCCTAGAAGCAAACCAATCCTTGTTAGGATAGAGAAACTCTTCCTTAATCATAGCTCTCCAGTTGACAGAGCCATCTTCGTTAAATTCATAGTCTACATTTTCAAGCAGTCCATGCTCGTTGCGCTTGTAAACATCTGGTCCGTAGATCTTTTTCTCACTCATTTGAATCAGTATAAACTCTATAAAAATCTAAATCAAGATAAAAATCGTCTGAATTTTTTTTATCATTCAAATGATATATGCTTTCATAAATCTCATCTCCGCAAACAACTTTTTTGTTACTCGCAATGTTTATTTTTCCAAGATCTTCTTCGGGTAATCTTTTTTTATTCTTTTTTATTATCTCGTTCTCATCTAATAAATTTATCATACAATCAAAAAGTCTGGCTCTTTGTTTTTTTAGATGATCTGAAGACCTGCATTCTAAAGAAATTGGTATTGCTCTACTTTTTACAGCTTCGCAAAAATCTACATCAAAAAAATCGCTTTTGTAAACAATTTTTTTAATTTTTCTTGTATCTAATAGAGGTAGCGAAATGGGTTTATTTGTAGTTACTTCCACATCATTTCTTCCTAGAATTCCACCGAGCACTTCTTCATTATGGCAAATATCCATTCTTACATCAATTAAGGGGGCTTGAACGGTGGTTGGCTGAGATGGAATTACTTCCACAAAGTTAGAAGTATAGTGATCACCAATAAAAATAGTTTTATGTGTTACTGTTTTATTTATATCTAATACGTCAAGCACAGCTTGGGCTATTTCTTCTGGTTTAATCAGGTTGATTGTTTTTGGGTGCTCTTCTAAAGAGAAAGAAGGTTTTCTTCCATTTCTGTGAGATTCAATTTGTATTGATTTTGATTTATCATTCCATAAAGGTTTACATGTATTCGCGTAAGTATGTGCATAAATGCCAACAACTGGTTTATCTAAGGCTGAAGCGATGTGAACTGGCACACTATCTATACCTAAATGACCTAATCCTTTATCTATAATATAAGAAGACTGCTTAAGAGATGCTGTAGGCATGTGTTTATCTACGCCTTGTATTGTTTCTTCTCCTTGCGCTCCTATTTGTATAATTTTTATGTCACCCAAATACTTTTTAAGTATTTTAATTACATCGGGCCACATGTCATACTCTTTTGCTTGGACTTTTTTATCGTTATGTATTGTTATATATTTATCGTAAAGAACAGGAAAATAGTGAGGTTTTAAAACAGGTTTTCCTATTTTAACCCCACAGCATTTGGCGTATTCTTCTGCTAGATGGCTCATGTTAATTGAAATTGTATTTTATCTTCTCCATTGTGAAGATAGTTAAGATGTCTTTGAGTTCCAATGTTTGGTAAAAATGCCATCTGAAAGAAGCCTTCGTGGTCTGCTCTTCCCTCTAAGTAAAGCAAGTTATCTAAAGATTGTTGATATGGTAGAAGTTTATGCACATTTGGATTGTCATCAATCATTTGGTAAAACTCAGGTTTAGTGAATACATATATGTTTTTTTCTGGATAAAGTTTTTTGAGGTTATCCATTAGAGAATTCAATATTAGTATATCTCCCGCTGACTCTGGCAGCACAACTGCTATTCTGTTTTCTTGGCCCTCATCGCCAAGAACATCATTAAGCATTAGTGGTTGTTCAGTAGCTTTTTCTTCTTGTTCTTCTTTAGTGGGTTTTTTAAGATCAAGAAGAATTTTTTTAAGCTTTTCGACAGTGGCTGAAACGGAAAATTTTTCTTTTACATACTTGGTTCCTTTATTTGATAGAATAAATTTATCATCATCGCTCATTCTGCTAACTTTTTGCAACTGTTGAGCTATGTCGTGGGGACATGTGGAAGCTTTAATAAACTGAGTATGAGGCTCTCTATATTCATTCCATTTTAGCGGAATTCCTCCTTGATGTTCATAACAAGAGTCTGTCCCACAGGAATATTCTGTGACTAAAGTTATCAGCCCAGCGGCTTTAGCTTCTTGCACTGGAAGTTCTTGACCACCACTGGTAAATGGGTGGCAATAAACATCCATTAAGTTATAAATTTCATTTAATTCTTTTTCCCCCACTCCTTTAGAGCTTGTTTTGGTTTTAAAAGATTTTTCTGCATTGCAACTTGGGCATTTTTTGTCCTCACCTTCATATGGTAAGACTGAATAATGATCACAAGCGTGGCAAACGTAAGTGGATAGAATATCACTAGGATCTAATTCTAGTTCTTTTATGTATTTAGGAATATCCCAGCCCCTTTCTCCCCAATCTGTATGCAAAAGCAATTTAGGTTTTAAGTCTGGATTTTTTTCTTTTAGAATTTTAAATCCTCTTAAAAGATTTGGGACAGATTTTCTTAGCTGATTTTTAAAAACAAATCCAATTACATAATTATCTTGAAGGTTAAATTTTTCTCTTAGCTCTTTTTTGTTATCAAGAGGTTTAAAGTTTGTATAGTCTACAGCACCGTGAAGAGTCTCTACATTTTTATAACCTAGTCTTTTCATTTCTTCCTCTGCGAAAGATGCCCAAACTAGCATCTTATCACAATGAGGTTCCATTTGTAAGGCTTGATCTAAAATCGGCAAACTATCCAAGGTTGTCCAAAGAACTTTATTTATTTTATTCCACCAAGGCTTGTGTTCGTAGCCCCCGAAAGCCCATATATCTTCAATGCCGAGATATATATCTGGCTTGCATTCATCTATAATTTGATCTATGGTATAAAACCCATATCCAGCACCTCTTTCTTTAGCGGGATCTCCTTGAATGGCTTGTATCAATGAAGAATTTATAGGTTGTGTCCCATAAGATTCCCAAGGTGTCATCAAATCAGTGCCATATCTTGGCCCGTTTGCCGCTTCTATTACCTCTATGTCTGGATCTTCATTCAGACCAAGTAATATATTTCTTGCGTTTTTGCCAAATCCAGTGACTAACCTAGAATGATTAGAGTGAACTAAAACTTTTAGCTTCTTAGAACGGGACATCTAGATCTTCAAGTTCTGCGGCTTTTTCGGATTTGCGAGGCTCTTCTTTCGGGGGTTGAGTTTTATAAGAATCATTTGTAATAAAAGAGTTTAAAATATATTTTTTCAATAATTCTGATAACACTTCCGTTTCTCCTGCTTCAAGAGGGAGTTTGTATATTTGAGATGAGTTCCTACTTACGCTTATACCGAAAGCTGGTGTTTCATGCCATTCATCTCCATCTTTGCCCATAATCTTTCTTTTTTTATCCCAAGGCGTAAATTTAATAATTGTTGTATCTTCATTATTCCTATGAAAAGCAACAAATGGTATTCTTGTTTTAAATGAAGAAAGAACCTCGCCAGCTTCGTTTGCGGAGAGCTTAATTGTGCCTGATTTCTCAGGATTCTTGGCATTTTCTTTGAAAGAGCCGCTTTTAGTCTTATCATTCCAACTATGTTGCTGGATCATTGATACATACATAACTGCATTGCCTTTCTTGTCTTTAGCTAGGTCAAAGCTAAAAGCTGCCCCTGTATTTTTAGAGTTTGGCTTATAAAGAGTAAATTTCATTGAATTCGTGTAATCTATTAAAGATAATCTATTGTAGGATGCCTTTTAATAAAATTCAACCAGAACAGCTTCAGATGCCCACTTTTTTAGGACCATCTGGAGATTTTCACATTGACCAAAGTAGCGATACTGGGATTAGTCTAGTTTTATCTAGAAATTTAACTGGTGATTTTAATTTTACTGGTGACTTAAGGATAAGGGACAAAAAAGTTTTCGGAACTGCCAGCACAGGAGATAACAGCTTTCTTGTAGAAAGCGGTAATGTTCTATTGGCTGGGTCTAATACTCAGTTAGCTGGAACAAATAATATAGGAATTGTGGCTAATTCAACCAGAGTTAGCGGTATCAATAATGTCGTATTGAATGGAAACTCAATAGTTTTTAACACTGGAAGTGAGAGTAATACTTCACTAGGAGGTGCTGGAGTTACTTTTGCAAAAGCTGCAACTGGTTGTGCGGCTATAAAAGATCAATCAAGCTCCACTTTAACAGTGGGAGATCCTAATAGATTTTATGTGCAGTTTGCATCTGGTCATTATTTTGAAGATGGTCAAAATTATTTCGGAAACAGTGTTAGTATAGACAATTCTGGTATTGTCTCTGGGAAATTTGAAATACAGACCAGTGGATTTTTGACTGGTTATGATATAGCTACGATACATGACGTAACGGGTTATACGACAGGAAGATTTGTAGATTTAAGTGAAGATCAAACAATCCACGGCATAAAAGATTTTGTTAGCGGATTTAAACTTCCAGCTTGGGAGGGAATGAGCATGAGCCAGCAGAGGGGAGCTATGGCTATATCAGGGACTACTCTCTGTGTCTCTGTGGGGGCTACTTGGTATGGAACCTTGCTAACTACTCCACCACCCTCACCTTAATCAAGGTCAACTTTAATACCGTTTTTCTCAAAGGTGGTCTTTTTATCTGCGATGTGTTTTTTGCCTACTCTTTTTTCGTAGTCTGAAAACATTTTTCTCTTTAAAGGGTCTTCTCCACCTGATTTTTCTGCTCTTTTCTCACTCAGTTCTGCGGAATAATCCATCATGTCTCCAAAGGTGCCTTTCATGTTGGCTGTTTTCTCGACAAAAGAGTTACTACTGAAAGGATCAGCATCGCTCGATATTGCTGCGTTCGGAGAAAGAAAAACTCTCTGCCATTCAACGCCTTCTTTGGAAAATACATGAGGGTCGTTCATTCCTTGAACAACCTCTTCATATATATCCTCTTCGGGGTGTTTATAAATATATATTGGCACTACTGAATTTTAATTTTTCGTTGCTCGCTGACGCACTTTTTAGGCATAGTTACCGTTAGAAGTCCATTTTCTGTATCACAAGAAATGCTTTCAACAGAAACTGCTCCATATAAATTTAATTTAAAATCCTTTTGGCGCTTATCATTTTTTGCCTTAATAACCAAATTGTCATTAGTTGCAGTGATTTCGATATCCTCTTTAGCAAATCCTGCTAGTTCAAATTCAGCAGAATATACATCTCCGCAATCTTTTACATCAGCGTGTTTGCTAGTCCCGAATGCATCAAAAAAATTATCTAATAGGTGAGTGTTTAATTTATAGTTCATAATATATTATTATATAACATTAACCGTGCCATTTCAAGAATCGCTATAAATACGGTCTAAAATTAAATCCACGGTCTCCGAATAGGTAAATTTGTCCCTTAATTTTGTCCCTTCAGTGTTCTTTTGTCCCGCTTTTTTAACAGCCTCTCTCATGGCCTCAAGCATATCATCACCGTTTAACTTGTAGTATTGCCCTTGATTAAACGGCATACCTTCTTTGAAGAAGAAATTGTCATAACAGGGTTGTTTACCAATTGGATCAACTAAAATAGAGTTTTCTTTGGTTGCCCAATCTTTATGAGATGTGCAGTTGCTAACTACAGACCATTTACCTAAAGCTGTGCAATTGAATGCTGGTAGGTTCCAACCCTCTCCGTTAGACAATCCAGAAAGATCAATATCTATTGAATTCATAAAGTCGTTAACTTCTGAGTTAGTAGCAAGTCGTGGTAAAAAGTTTATATTAGATAAAGACGCTCCACCTGTAGAAGATTGAATAGCCTGAGTCATTTGTTCTTGGTTGAAGAAAGGGTTAGTCACTAAACAGCTAAGTTGATATTTTGGATTATTTCCAAATTCATTAGCCCATAATTGAATTATGGCTTGTGTGTTTTTTCTTCTTTCAAACTTACCGATTAAGCCAAAGTGAATTACATCATCTTCTAGATATTTTTTATCTACTTCGTAAAAATCTTTATCAAAACCCAAAGGGACATGAGATACATTTTCACAACCTTTTTCTTTGAAGCTCTCCGCAGCTTCGGACGAAGAGAAAAAAACATGTTTTTGTAATTTTACAATATTAATTTCTTCTTCTGTTGGAGAATCTACTTCGTAAAAAGTATATAAATATTGATCAGCCAAAGTTCTTTCTGAACCATTAATATGCCAGACTTTTAAAGTAGGAGTTTCTGGATGAATCTTTTTAAGACGGCTCATTGATAATGTTCCAACCCACTGTTTAAATTCTTCGTCTAGTTTATCATAAGCCTCAAATTCACCTTTATCTCCTATAGGAAAGATACCCAGATCTATTTCCCTCTCCCTAATCTCTCTCAGCATATTAAGAGACACATTACCCAAGCTTAGGCCGTTTATTGGGCCATCAAAATTTAATCGTCTCATTGTTGATCTTGTAATTTAATTCTTTTATGGCTTTATCGTGTATATTTATACAGCCTTGAGCAGAAAGATTTAATTTTTTAGCCACTTCTTTCCAAGGCTGTAGTTTTCCTCTTCTGCCACAAAAATATCTTTCGTGGAATATGGTCTGAAGCCTCTTATCCTTGTGTTTGTTAATCAAGTTTAATATTCTAGCAAAAGAATCATTTAAATCACAAGATTCTGCTGGGTTGGACCCCTTGTCTTTCTGAGAAAACTGAACATCTTCAAAATTTGAAGATATTTTATTATTCTTATTTTTAGTTTTTTGTGTTAAACAAAGGTATTTGGCTTTATTGGCTAAATGGGTGGAAAATTTAGCTTTATTTTCATCGTATTCAAGAGCCGCTTTGTATATAACATAGTCCTTTTCGCTCATGATGTCTTGAACTTGATTGTTTGTCAAACATTTGAATCCAAATTTTTTGAGCATATCGACATATATGCCAGAATGTCTTAAAATCAACTCATTTAAGGCATCCTCACTATTCTCTCTTTTGATTAAATCGGTAAGAGCGCAATCTGTTAAATCTTCAATCAATTGTGCTATACTATACGTTGTTTAAAGGAAAATATCAATTTTATTTTTTTCTTGACAGCCAAAAAAAACAGTCTAGAATCTAATTATTGAGCGTATTGAATACGAGCGTAACGGATGCGTATTAAAATAATATTCCATACGCTACCCATCCGTTAATATTAATTTAATGCCTTCGGCATTTTTTTGAGAAAAAGCGATTGACGGGTTTCTTAGCACCCCCTAACATGTGTAACTTTACGAAATGATTTTTGAAGAACAAATATCCAGAAAGCCAGATCACTACCCTTGGGCAGAAGAATTTATTGAGGCCATGCATAACGGCTTTTGGACAGATAAAGAATTTAGTTTTACCAGTGATGTGCAAGATTTTAGCGTAAATTTAAATGATACAGAAAGAGAGATGATCATCAGGACTCTCTCTGCTATTGGCCAAATTGAAGTTGCGGTAAAGAAATTTTGGAGTAAGCTAGGGGACAATCTACCTCACCCCAGTTTGACTGATTTAGGGTATGTTATGGCTAATGTGGAAGTTATCCACAATAACGCTTATGAGAGATTACTGAAAGTATTAGGATTGGAGGATATTTTCGAGCAGAACCTTAAGCTCGATTTTATTGAGGGTAGGGTAAATTATCTGAGGAAATACACTCACAGATTTTATAAAGACTCTAAAAAGCAATATGTTTATGCTCTTATTTTATTTACACTTTTTGTAGAGAATGTTTCACTGTTTAGCCAGTTTTATGTAATTAATTGGTTTAATCGCTACAAGAATGTCTTAAAGGATACTGGTCAGCAGGTAAAATATACAAGGAACGAAGAAAATATTCATGCTTTAGCTGGAATTAAGATAATCAACACAATTAGAGAAGAGCATCCAGAGCTTTTTGATGATGGTCTTGAAGAGAAGATTTTAGAAGAATCACAAGCCGCTTTTAAGGCAGAATCTCAAATTGTAGATTGGATGATCAATGGTTATAATGAGAAGGGCATAAGCGCACCGATTTTAAAAGAATTTATTAAGAACAGAATTAACGAATCATTAGAACAAATTGGCTTTAAGAAGGCATTTGACGTTGACAAGGAGCTATTAGTGAATACAATCTGGTTTGAAGAAGAGTTACTTGGGAATAACGCCACTGATTTTTTTCATACGCGCCCTGTAGAATACGCAAAAAACTCTCAAACATTTGACGCTGAAGATTTATTTTAATGAAAGACTATTATTGGCTAAACGAAGATTCTAAACAATTTCTTGAAAGAGGCTACTTACAAAAAGGAGAAAGCCCTAAAAAAAGAATAAGAGCTATTGCTGAAGCTGCTGAAAAATATTTAAGGCAGAGTGGGTTTGCGGATAAGTTTGAAGATTATATGAAGAGAGGGTTTTATTCTCTCGCTAGTCCTGTTTGGTCCAATTTTGGCAGAGACAGAGGATTACCCATTTCTTGTAACGGCGTTTATGTTGACGATAAAATGGATTCTATTCTTCGCAAACAAGCGGAAGTTGGAATGCAAACAAAACATGGTTCTGGGACATCAGGGTATTTTGGTGATTTAAGAGCAAGAGGAATTCCAATTAGCGTGGGAGGAGTTTCTGCTGGCGCAGTTTATTTCATGGAACTATTCGACAAGGTTGCTTCTATTGTTTCTCAAGGACATGTAAGAAGAGGATCTTTCGCAGCATATCTTCCTATAGATCACCCTGATATCGAGGAATTTTTAAGAATTAGAAGTGAAGGAAACCCTATCCAAGAAATGTCGTTTGCTGTTTGTATTGATGATAAGTGGATGCAATCAATGGTAGATGGAGATAAAGATAAAAGAAAGGTTTGGGCGAATGTAATAAAGAAAAGATTTGAAACAGGATACCCATACATATTTTTTACAGATAACGCCAACAACAATGCTCCACAAGCATACAAGGATAAGAAACTCAAAATCCACGCTTCTAATCTTTGCAGTGAGATAGCCCTACATTCATCAGAGGATGAATCTTTTGTTTGTTGTCTGTCTTCTTTAAATCTTCTCAGGTGGGACGAAATAAAAGAAACCGATGCGGTTGAAACCCTCGTTCAGTTTCTGGACGCAGTTATGGAGGAATATATCTACAAAACAGAAAACATTCCTTTTATGAAGTCTTGTCATAACTTTGCAAAAAGACAAAGAGCTTTGGGTCTTGGGGTTCTCGGTTGGCACTCTCTCTTACAATCTAAGAATATTGCTTTTGAAGGATTAGAGGCTCAGTTTTTAAATGCAGAGATACATAATATAATTAGAGAAAGATGCGACAGAGCTACTTCCAAATTAGCAGAAGAATTTGGGGAACCAGAACATCTTCGTGGCTATGGAAAAAGGAATATGACCACTATGGCGATTGCTCCCACTACATCTAGCTCATTTATTCTCGGTCAAGTTTCTCCATCTATTGAGCCATTAAATAGTAATTATTTTACCAAGGATTTAGCCAAGGGAAAATTCACATATAAAAACCCCCATCTAGAAGAACTCCTTGAAGAGAAAGGCAAAAACAATGCGACTACTTGGAAGTCAATTTTAGTAAAAGGAGGATCTGTTCAACATTTAGACTTTCTGTCAGAACATGAAAAAGATGTATTTAAAACTTTCGGTGAAATTTCCCAAAAAGAGATAGTGATACAGGCTGCTCAGAGACAGAAATATATTGATCAAGGTCAAAGCCTAAACGTAATGATTTCTCCTAAATGTCCACCGAAACAAGTTAGCGAATTACTTATTTTCGGCTGGGAACAAGGAGTTAAGAGTTTTTATTATCAAAGAAGTGCTAACCCTAGTCAAGAATTAGCTAGATCAATACTAAATTGTTCTTCTTGTGAGGGTTAGTTCCGTTTTGTAAATTTTGTGTGTAGAAAGTCATACTATGACTAACCTGCACACAATAAATGATGAGGAAATAGAGGTTCCTACCCCAGATTTTGAGACTGATGAGACACTTGCCTATATACTAGGCAAAATCAGCGAAGAGATTATTGAGGATTAGTTGACAAAAATAACAATTAATTCTACAATAAGACAGGTCGAGGATTTATTTCCTTGAGGTCATAGTAACCTCTGGGTCTGATACTAAGGCCCAGAGGTTTTATGTCTACACTTCCTTTAAATCTTATTGTTTTTAGCACCACTATGGGTCATGGTGGCAGACACACTTATCAGGATTGTCTTAACAAACTTCATAGCCAGATAGACCTGTCAATTTTTTCAAACAAACTTCTTCACCTAAAATCAAGAGATGGGGAAGAAGACATAGCATATGAAATAAAATCATTTTGTTCATATCTCGATATTAGGGTTCTAGAATCAAAAGAAGATATAGTGCATCACTCTGAGAACCACTTGTCTCACTCGGCAGGATATTTTAAAGATATTTATACAGCATATTCGGACCTAGAAATTAGAAAACAAAAATATTCTCTGTGGTTGGAAGACGACTGGATATTTAATTCTAAAGTTTGTTTAGAGGAGGTTTTTAAAGATTCCTTAAAGTTTCTTGATGATAATCCAAATCAACTTTGCGTAAGATTTAACGGATCTAAAGACTTCGGAGAGCCTGAGGGCAATCACTTAGTTGAGAATGATAATATATATACTCAAGCAATTAACTATACTAAATATGGCCCTACATTCACTTTCCAGCCAAATATAAACAGAACTACAGAGGTTTTTATCGCTTGGAAGTCTGCTCAAAACTATTTAGACAAACTTGGCTCTTATCACTGCGAGCTAATGTCTGGTGATTTATTAAAAGGCGCAACAAATTCAAGAACACCATTTTCCTTTTTTAATACTAATAAAATATATTCAGAACACATAGGATGAGATTATGGCTTATAGGAGTAACTAATGAAGGTCATGAAAAAGACCTTCGTGAACTTATAGAACCAATCAAAGATGACTTTGACGGCTTGGTTTGGACATTCCACTACCCCAAGGATAGTGGCGCAGATTATCTAGAAAGTGTTAAAGGAGAGGGGGAGATCATCTATACTAAATGGTGCAATAGGTTAGATTTTAGTAGAAACCATTGTTTGTTTCAGGGGCCAATAATAATAGGTGATTGGTTTTTGACAATAGACAGCCTAGAGAGACTTTCGCCAGATTTTACAAAAAACTTAAAGAAATTATGTGCAGAGTTAGATGATTTAAATATTGATGGAACTTATCTCTATAACAAAAGATTTTTATTTAAATTAAATGAAGAGACTCGTTTTGTTAATAACCCACATGAAGGAATCGCGGGTGTTTCAAAAACAACGGAAATATCCAATCATCCTTTTTGGAAAAAAGAGTATCAAAAAAATGTAAGATCTGAAAGAAGGCAAGATGCATATCACTTTATTAAACACAATTTTAAATATTATTTTTTCCCTAACAGCAATCACCTTGTTTTAGGCTTTGAAAATGATCACAATCTAATTAAAAAAAGATATGAAAACAGAGCAAAACTTCTAAAAGAAATTTATGATCAAGGGTTTAATCCTCTCAACATAAAATCTGTTGAAGATTGTTTAAAGAATCATCTAACCGATGATATGCGGGAGTGTATTGATTTTGATAAGTTTTTAAACGACTGGTATAGGTATGAGGTTCTAGATCAGAGAGAAGGCTTAATTGATAAGCATGATTTTTCAATTTTTAAACCCATATTCAAATGATCTCATTATATACAACTGCATTTAATTTAAACAACTTCGACTTTTGTTTTAAGCAAGTGTTTGAAAATTGGTTTTATTATGTTGATGAGGTGGTTGTAAGCACCTTGGAAAATCAAGTTGAAGAAATTAAGACAGAAATAAACAAAACAACTTTTTCTGATCGCATAAAAATTGTATCTACTGATTTAGACCCAAACAAAGATTTATATTGGGACGGAAGACTAAAAGATGCAGGTCTTAAAGCGTGTAGTCACAATTTTGTTATACAATTAGATCTAGACGAAAGAATATCTGGGTCTAAATACACATTTAAAGAGTTATTTACTGAAATCAACAGGCACGACTTTCCCTGTAGTATAATGTTGCCAACGATAGACCTCTATGAAGATGTTCACAGTTTTGTTAATATAGGTTATAAATGGTATATTCATACGAGAGATGGGACAAATAGGGGTTCTGTAAACTTCTCATTAAAAAACGATGGCACTTTTGATCCTGAAAAAAGTGATACTTGCGAATTAATTGATGATCAAGGTCAGTTAATTCCATGTATAGGAAGAGTATCTTTTGCCGAACATGACCCTAAAATAATTCACTTAGGATATCTTAACCTAGAAGATAAAAACAATATAAATAAAAACTTTTGGGGAAAAATCTGGCATAAAAGAAAAACTGGTATAGACTCACCAGACTTCGAACCAGAAGAAGTAAAATCTGGAGACCCCAGAAAACAACCACATAATTTACCAATGCCACTTTGGCCCAGTTTATGAAAAAATTTGGAATTATATTTTGCGGCTACAATACTGAAGAATATGTATTAGAGTCTATTGAGCCTTTTCTTAAAAGGGATAACCATATAGTATCTGCTGTTTCTGTCCCATTTAAAGAATATAAAGGTATAGATTCTTTTCACGACCATACCACAGATCTACTAAGAGAACTGGTTGAGCAAAAGAGACTAAAACATTTAGTAGATACACCCCAGTATATTTCTGAAGCAGAGGCTAGAAATCATGCTCTATTTTACTTAATTAAATATGATCTAGACTACATTTGGTTAGTTGATTCTGACGAATTTTATACCGAAAGAGATATTGAAGAGATAGAAAAATATGTAGAGACTTCTGATAAAAACTTATTTAAAATAAGTCTCAGAAACTTTGTTTTTGATACAGATCATTATTTAGAAGAACCTTTTCGCCCACCGAGAATATTTAAAACAAAGATTAACGATTATAGACTAGCGCAGTTTATTTGGGATAATGATATTGCCTATGGCAAGGATGGGGAATTCTTTAGACACAGCCAAGTAGAAGAATTAACAACTATCCCTGAGGGAGTTGCCTTAATAAAACACTATAGTTGGCTGAATAACAGGATAGGCAAAAGAAAGGTTGAGTATCAACACAGACATTTTGGGGCTTGCTCTTACAAGTGGAACCACGAAAACCATTGCTTAGAGTTTGATGAAGAGTATTACAAAAAGACAGGCGAACCAATGCCTAAAGTGAACAGTATTTACGATGACTAAAATAAAATTATATGGGAACAAGGGATACACATGCCAAGTAATTAGAATAGGGGAGGGTTTTTTGGGCTTAGAAAACGAAGTCGTAACGGGAGACGACTATGATTTTGTTTATTGTAATAATTTTGATTATGCAGATGTAGATGTCCAACACAAAGACTCGGCTCTATCTCAAAAAGGTTTTAAAATCTTCAATGTTTTAGACATCCCTCCTCATATAGCAGATTTTCCAATAGAAAGGCTTAAAGAACAAGTCGCGGAAGCGGATGTCGTTACCTGCATAAGCCCTCCCGTGAAAGAACAATTAGAAAAAGTGGGAGTAGAATCCCACGTTATATGGAATCCTATAAAGGATGTATTTTATGATCCTCAAATAAAAAGAGAAATAAATTGTTTATATGTTGGTCGCCATGAAGACCCTAATAAAAGATTTAATCTATTAGATAATATAGAAAAATATGTTATAGCCCCCCAAGGAGGCTGTTCTAGCGGGGAATATGTAGGATTAGTAAGCGATGTGGTCCTTAATCAATTTTATAATTCAAGCAAAATAGTTGCTTTACCTTCTAAGTTTGAAGGGTTAGGTCTAACAGCTTTAGAAGCAATGGCTTGCGGGGCCATACCTCTTGTTTGCAGCGATAACCCAAACTCAAACCTTTGTCCTGACTTTTGTGTAGCGGAGCCTAATGAAAAATCCATTAATGACACATATAACAGATTATTAAATCACTTTACCCACTACCATTCAGTTATATTAAGCGAATGGACACAGTGGGCGCAGTATAAGTTTTCTAAATTTACTGTTGCTCAGAATATTTTAAATCTCTATAATAAACATAAATGAAAGCTATTGTAACAGGAGGAGCAGGTTTCATAGGATCAAACTTAGTAGACAAACTACTTTCTTTAGACTATGAAGTAACAGTTATTGATAACGAATCAAGTGACGCACATGACCAATTTTATTGGAACGAAAAAGCCAATAATTATATTTTAGATATATGTGATTATGATAACATCAAACCCCTATTTAAAGGCGTTGATTTAGTTTTCCACATAGCTGCCGAAGCCAGAATACAACCTACTTTATTAAACCCCATCTTAGCCGCTAAAAGCAATTTTTTAGGAACTTGCACTATTTTACAATGTGCGAAAGAGGCTGGCGTAAAAAGAGTAATTTATAGCTCTACATCTTCGGCCTATGGCCTAGCAAATGATATTCCAAACGTAGAAACAATGCAAAAAGATTGTTTAAATCCTTACTCTGTAACAAAAGTAGGGGGAGAAGAGCTTTGTAAAATGTATACAGATCTTTTTGGCCTAGAAACCGTATTTTTTAGATACTTCAATGTTTATGGAGAGAGACAACCAATTAAGGGCCAATATGCTCCTGTTATTGGTATTTTTATAAGGCAAAGAGATAACGGGGAAGATATGACTGTTGTAGGAGATGGGGAACAGAGAAGGGATTTCACCCACGTTAGCGATATTGTAGAAGCGAATATTTTGGCTGGAAACTTATCAAACAAAGAAGTAGTTGGCGAGTTATTCAATATAGGGACTGGAGAAAATTTTTCCATACTAGAAATTAAAGATTTTGTAGGAGGAAAATATGTTCATATACCGCCGCGCAAAGGAGAGGCTAGAATAACCTTGGCAAGTAATAAAAAAGCAAAAAAACTGCTAAAGTGGGAGCCTAAAGTAAAACTAACAGAGTGGATAAAAGACAAGTGATTTTAGTTTCCACATCAAGAGGTATTTATAATTTAACCTCAAAGGAATATGCACACGAAAATGAGGGTGTTTGTTTTGGATTAGCAAAAACAGAAGAAGCTAACAAAACACTTTTTGCCGCCTTTAGAATTGGCGATCACTCAGGTTTTAGTTGTGATACAAGAATATGCTCATTTGATGAATCTTTAAATTTAAAAAATAAATTTGATATAAAGGGCTGTGAAGATGTTCATGGAATAGAGGTCTTTGGAGATTCTATTTATATCCTATCTACAAAAACAAACAGGATATATCAAACAAATTTTCAAGGAGAGGTTTTGAAAGTTCATGAAGGTATACCTAATTGCGAAAGATCGCACATGAACACAATAAAAAGACACAATGATAGATTATTGATAATTTGCCATAGAGATAGCTTCGATGCACAATCTTGCCTATATGAATTTAACCCATACTCGCAAGAAACACTATGCTTGTCTAGATTCCTTGGAGACCACTCTCACAGTATTTTATACCATCAAGACAGGTTTTGGATTTGTGATTCATTAAACGGTCGTGTTTTTTCTGTGAGCAAACAGCATCATGTAAAAAATCCAGACACCTCGCCTCAACTAGAAACATTAAATCACATTGAGACTGAGGCAATTTATTTATTAAGAGGATTATCTACTGATGAGAAATTTTTGTATGTTGGAGCATCTGCAAAAGCTTCTACGGCTGAGCGGCACAAAGGGTGCGATGGAGGCATTGTTAAAATGAATAAAGATACTGGAGAAATTTTAGGAGAAATAGTAATTCCAGAATGCGGTCAAGTAAATGAAATATTACGTTATTAACCTAGAAAAAAGAAAAGATAGATGGGAGTTATTTAAATCTCAATTTTCTTCAATAGATGACGAGTCTCTTTTGACAAGGGTTGATGGCGTGGATTTTGGCTCGGGAGATAGTTCAATCACGCGAGCGGGGTGCTCTGCGGCTCATCGGGATGCTATAACACTTGGATTATTAAGTGGAGAAGATCAATTTACTATTTTTGAGGATGATATATTTTTTTATGATTATACAGCTTCTTTAATATCTAAATGCCTAAATAGCCTAAAAAATAATAATTGGGATCTTTTATATTGGGGTTGCGCTCCCAGAGAGGAGGGGGTCGAAAACCCACTAGAAAAAACTAAAGAAAGTTTTTTACTAAAGGTAATGTGTGCTGGGACTGCCCACGCTATAACTTACAATAGAGACTTCGCTTTACGCTATGTAAAAGATTTTCCTGAGAGGAATGATAGGTCATCTTGGACTGACTGGACATCAGCAAATGTTTGTCATGATATACATCTTAGAAAATATCAAAAAGAGGGAAACTCATATATGCCCGACAAGCTCTGCGCCTGTCAATATAACGGATATTCAGATATAGATGGATTCGTTAGCCCTCGACAAGATACCATAGAAAAACAATTTGATATTTACAAATGATTACATCTTTAGGAATTAGCACTCGCGCAATAGGTAATGCATTATTTAATTATGCGATTTTACTAGAAGTAGCTAAAAAAACAGGATTTGAACCCATATATCCGATTGGCGAAGATCACATTGATCCGTCTAATGGTCAAAACATACAACAACTCTATAACGCCTTTCACATACCTATAAAAAAATCTCCAATATCAAAACTAGAAAATCAAATACTGTTTGAGTATAAAAGAGACTTAGATAATAATTTCGACCCGTCTATATTTGAAATACAAGACGGAACAAATATATTTGGATATTTCCAAAACATGTCTTACTACGAAGATTTTGAATCTACAAAACCATTGTTTTTAAAAGAAATACAAGAACAAGCTAGAACAATATTCAAAAAACTAAATTTAACTACAGAAAAATGTGTCGGATTGCACATTAGAAGGGGAGACTACGTTAATATATCCGCACATCCTGTTATAGCAAAAGACTATTATGAAAAAGCGATGCAAGATTTTGAAGGATATGAATTCCTAGTAATGTCTGACGATTTAGAATGGGTCAAAAATAATTTTAATTATAAAAAAATACACCCCATGCCTTACAGCAAAAACGCATTTGTTCATTTGTGCGCTTTTTCCATGTGTTCCCACCAAATCATAGCTAACTCAACTTTTTCTTGGTGGGGGGCTACACTTAATAATAATATTGAAAAAAGAGTTATAGCACCATATATTTGGATGAATGATTCCTCTGGAAGTGCAGTAGAAATGAATATTTGTCCTAAAAATTGGAAAAGATTATGAGAACTATAGTTAACCCTAAAAACCCTAGCGAAGCTTTACATATTATTTACAAAAAAGAAGATCTTGAGTCTCTAGATGGCAGAATAGATATTTCCAATGAATCACAGTTTCTACAACTTGCGGCAATGAAAATAAAAAAAGACCACAAGTTTAGAGGTCACAAACATTTAAGATTAGTAAGGGAAACTGACATAACTCAAGAATGTTGGATTGTTATTAGAGGATCTGTGAAAACATTTCATTATGATGAGGACGACAACCTTATAGAAGAAAATATTTTAAATGAAGGAGACGCTACAATAACCTTTAGAGGTGGTCATAACTACCAATCACTGAGTGAAGACACATTGGTTTATGAAATAAAAACTGGCCCATACATGGGGCAAGCAAAAGATAAAACTTTTATAGACTAATGAATAAAAATTTAATTAAAACTCTTATAGATAAGCCAGATCCTATCATTTTAGATGTAGGGAGTTTTGATGGAGAAGACTCCAATGAGTTTGCCTCAGTCATGCCAGATTGTAAGATTTATGCATTTGAAGCTGACCCTGCATCTTTAGAATCATTTAAAGCTATAGGTCACCCAAAGCAAGTTGAGCTAGTGGAGCTTGCTGTATGCAATATAGACGGAGAGATTGACTGGTATTCAAGCGAGAAAAGATATGGAACAGAAGACTGGTCTCTATCTAGCTCTCTTAAAAAACCTCACAATCATTTAAACCACTATCCCGTTTCGTTTTCAGAAGATCCCATCACAGTTAACGCCACAAAACTAGATTCTTGGGTAGAGGATAACCTTGGTGACCAAATTATTGATTTTATCTGGTGTGATGTTAATGGCGCTGAAGAAGAATTCATATTAGGGGGAATAAAATCCCTTCAAGAAAAAACCAGATATCTGTATACAGAATATTTTGATAACGAAATGTGGGCGGGACAAGTCAATTTAGATTGGATTACAGAGAAACTTTCTAATTTTGAAAAAATAGAAGAAATAGGACACAATGTTTTGCTTAAAAACAAAAAGCTAGATGTTTGAATTAGTAAAAGAGTTTGAGGACGAAGTTTCCTCTTGGTTTGGTTCTCCTTACGGAGTTGCTGTTGATTCTTGCACTCACGGAATAGAATTATGTTTGCGATTAAATAACGCAGAAAAAGTATCAGTGCCTAAAAGAACATATATCTCTATACCCTTTTTAGCTAACAAGTTAAATCTGCCTCTTGAATGGAGGGACGAAGAGTGGCAAGACTATTATTATTTAGGAGGCACATCCGTTATTGATGCTGCTGTTTTATGGAAACAAAATAGCTACATTCCAAAGACTTTTATGTGTTTAAGCTTCCAATATCAAAAACATTTAAGTCTTGGGAGAGGAGGAATGATTTTAACGGATAATGCAGATGCCGCTCATGAATTAAAAAAAATGTCTTATGATGGAAGGCTCCCCGACAAGCCTTGGAGGGAACAAAATATATCTTCTTACGGATACCACTACTACATGACACCTGAAACAGCAATCAAGGGTTTAAATAGGTTAGATGACGCGATCAACAAGAATCCTAGAAAGTGGGATTTTTACGATTGGCCCGACTTAACACAGATGGATATTTTTAAAAATGCCTAAAATAACCACCATAATACCGACCTATCATAGACCTGATTTATTAGCTAGAGCGATCAAGTCTGTTCAGTTACAAGAATTTGAAGATTGGGAGTGTATAATTTTTTCAGACCATTGCCCTAAGGCTAGCTTAGTCTACGAAAATTACTTTAAGAATGATTCTAGAATAATATTTGTAGAGAATCCAAATAAATGGATTAAAAATGTTGGGGCAGTTGGAGTTAATTATGGATTAGAAAATGCAAATTCAGATATCATAACTTACTTGTGTGATGATAATATATTTTTACCCAATCATTTTAGAGTAATCTACGAAGAACATCAAAAAGGACAATTTGATTATATATCAACCTCTGGGTTTCATTTTCACTTAGGAAATGGCAATTTTTTAATAAAAGAAATTATAAACAAAGGTCTTGAAAATGAATTAAATTTACTCTACTACAATCGTGACGAAGAAGCTGTAAATTTTATAACCAAATATCCCGATATGCTACGCATAGCTCATAGCATAGAAAAAGTTGTTAATAAAATTGGATATTGGTTGCCGTGGGAAGAGAACCCGATGGGATTTAAAGAGGATACAGAATTTATGCAAAGGCTTGGCACTGCTTTTAAAAAAATTGACCTTGATGATCTTACTAACGTGTATTATTCAAGGAACGCTTGTCAAACTAGAGACGAAGATTACCACGAAAAAGTAGTAAACTTAGCTAAAAATGAAATTTTTGTTTATCCAGAACAAGTAGAAAACGACTTATCAATATAAATGAAGAAATATGGAAAATCAGCTATATTTGACCCTCAATCTAAGGTTTATGCAAACGCAGACAGGGTTGTTGAGTTTGTTGAGACTGGCAATACAGCGCCTGTATTAATAGAGGTAGATCCTAGCAACTCTTGTAATCACGCTTGCTCATTTTGCTTATCTTCTTATATACATTTCAACAAATATAAAGGCACAGAGGCTTTTTCCAGAGCTTTGATGCCCCGAGACATGCTAATGAGCTTATGCGAGGACTTTGTTGAAATGGGGGTTAGGGCAGTGAACTGGACTGGAGGAGGAGAACCTACACTAAATAGACACTTAAAAGAAGCTATCACTTATTGCGGTAAGCATGGTATTAAAATGGGCATGTTTACAAATGGCACTCTTCTGGATAAGCAAGATTTATTTGAAACCTTGGTAGATAATATGTCATGGGTAAGAGTTTCAATAGATACTGGGACGGCAGAAGAATACGACAAAATTAGAAGCCCAAAAGGGGGAGCTAATTGGGACAGAATGGTTTCTAATGTAAAAGAATTAATTAGAGTAAATGAATTAAAAGGAAATAAAATTGATATAGGAGTTGGCTATGTAATATCTCCTGACACCTACCACGGCATAGTTGATTTTGCTAAGTTTTTCGAAAATATTAACGTAACTTATTGTCAATATAAGCCTGAAATTGTTATCCGAGAAGACGGGGGGCAACAAAGAGACATAGAGTTTTGGAGAGACGAAGTTCAACCCTTATTAGACGAGGCTAATGAAATCTTGGGTAATAAATTTCAGGTAAATGGTTATAAGCTAGAAGACCTAGCTATGGACAGAGAAAAATTTGGTAGGAATTATAAAAAATGCTTGGGGTCTCAAATTTCACCTTGTGTTGGTGCTGATGGTCATGTGTATGTATGCACTAATCATAGAGGGTGGAAACAATATAGCTATGGTTGTTTGTATGACGATAAATCGTTTAAAGATATCTGGAATGATTTAATCTCTAGAAGAGAAGTCATGAATACAATTGAAAATGTAGAGTGTTTTAAAAATTGCACTAAATTATGCAAACCACACGAAAGCAATAAAGCTGTTTGGGACATCTACAAAAAACATGAAGAACTAAGTGCCTCTGAGTGGTCAGAATATAAAGACAAACTATCTAAGCAATCGGAAGAATTGCAGAAGACAATAATACACAAAGAGTTTATCTAAAGTATATTTGACATTTAAACATTTCATTATTAATATAATTAAATTTAAAAATGGAAATGGAAATGGAGATTAAGTTTAAGACAAGAAACGGGCCAGCCGAGACCGATTCTTACGATGAGTGGAATATTTATGAGGACTATATACAAAAAGACCACATTGTATATGATTTGGGAGCACATACTGGGTGGATGTCCGAATATTTCTGCCAAGTAGCCAAGCACGTTCACGCTTTTGAGCCAGTCCCATTTCTTTTTGAGCAATTAAAAGATTACACCAAAGAGTTTTCTAATATTGATTATCATGGAATCGCTCTTAGCGACAATGATGACGAAGAAATTATCGTTGAAAATCAAAGGGGTGCTCGTTCTTTAGGTAGCTACATGAAAGAGAAGGACTTGCCCTTTCCAGATTTTATAAAAGTAGATATTGAAGGCTTTGAAAGTTTGTTTTTTAAAACGATAGAGTCTATTTTGGAAAAAGGTAAAACTTTCTTTTATGTTGAAATGCATACTTGGTTTCCCACCTTTAAATTTCCTCAAGAGGGAGGCTTTGATTGGAATAGTTTAAAAAAACATCCATACATTGTAAAAAAATTTAACTGGAAAGACCCTGATAGGCTATGGGAAGATCCAATAATACTAGGCTTAGACGATGACTTTAACCCACAAAAGAATGAAACCTTTTCTTACTTATTCATTCCTAAGAATATTTAATAATTAAAATGAAAAAGAAAAAAGCCCTTATAACGGGAATATCAGGACAGGATGGGAGCTATCTAGCGGAGCTTTTGCTAGAAAAAGATTATGATGTTTACGGTCTTATTCGTAGACACTCCTTAGCAAGCACTCAAGAGAGCAGAATAGATCATTTAGTAGGTAAAGGGTTGGTTAAAACGGACTATGCTGATTTACTTGATGCCTCGTCTTTGAATAGGTTGATGGCATTAATTAAACCTGATGAAATTTATAATTTAGCTGCCCAAAGTCACGTTAGAGTTAGTTTCGATGTTCCTCAGTTTACCTTGCAAACAAACATGATAGGAACTTTAAATCTTTTGGAGGCGTATAGATTTTCTTGCCCTGATTCTAAATTTTATCAAGCTAGCTCATCAGAAATGTTTGGCAATGAGATAGACGAAGACGGCTTCCAGAGGGAAACCACAAACATGAAACCTGTTAGCCCATATGGATGTTCCAAACTAGCAGCTTACTGCATTGTGAGAAACTACAGGAACTCATACAACCTTTTTGCATCTAATGGAATTCTTTTTAATCATGAATCTCCTCGACGGGGAGAAAACTTCGTGACGGCAAAAATTGCCAAAGGAGTCGCAGAGATCGCAGCATGTAAAAAAGATAAATTAGTTTTAGGAAACCTAGACGCTTATAGAGATTGGGGTCATTCTAAAGATTATGTTGAAGCGATGCATTTGATGCTGCAACATCATGAGCCAGATGAATTTGTTATTTCATCTAAAGAAAGCCACTCTGTTAGAGATTTCTGTAAAGAAGCTTTTGGATATTTTGACTTAGATTATAAAGATTATGTATCCCAAGATCCAAAATTCATGAGACCAGAGGAACTCGCTGTATTAAAAGGAGACTCCACTAGGGCAAGAAAAGCTCTTAATTGGAAACCAAAATTTGATTTTAAAGGTTTAGTCCATGATATGGTTTCATATTGGGAAAAAGAAGTCTAAAGCATTGACTTTATCATATATGCAGTTATCTTGACTGTATGCCAAGAGGTAAAAAGTCATGCCCATCCTGTAATACTCTACTCGGAGCGCGGGTAAAGGTCTGTGATTGTGGTCATGAGTTTTTGCCAAAAGCTAAGAAGCAAGCTAAGCCTTTCTTCAAAGAAAGAAAAGAATTTTTAAAACGTATGCTCGGCGGCTCAAAGCCGATAAATTATGTTTTTGAAATGTCTACTGTGACAAAGATTTTCGCACAGTTTGACAACGATCTCGACTTTTTAAGTAAGATTAAACCACCTTTTGAATTAAAAGGCACTATTAAATATTTTTTAACCAAAGACGGAAGAGAATATTTAAGCAAAAAATATAAGGAATTTAATTACAAGCCACCAGAGAAAGATAAATTTGTTGACACGGGCATAAAAGTTGGAGAAGATACTGTGAAGAAAAAGGCTAGAACACTAAGAGATTTTTTAAATGACTAAAATGAAGAAGAAAAGCGGATCAAAGGACTATACAGAGGCATTCCTCAAATCAAACAAAGATTACCACTACAATTTAGAAGAGGGGGCAGAACCATATCTAGTGTCGAGTGGATCTATGATTCTTGATCACGTTTTAAGTGGTGGGTTTGGTTCTGGATTGCATAGGTTTATTGGAGCTAATGAAGGGGGCAAGACAAACGAAGCTCTTCATGTAATGCACAACATGCTTAAAACCGTAGATAACTCAAAGGGTCTTTTCGTAATGGCTGAAGGAAGGCTCAGCCAAGAAGTTAAAGACAGAGCGGGGATTAAGTTCGTTCATTCAGCAGAAGATTGGGATGTAGGAACATGTTTAGTTCTTGAGTGTCATATCATGGATACCATGATTGATTTTCTTAGAGGGTTATTAAAAAACAATCCAGACAAAGAAAAATTCTGTATTGTAATCGACAGCATGGATGGCCTAATTACAAAAGAAGATTTAGAAAAAGGATCTTCTGATGCTAGGAAAGTCGCAGGAGGAGCTTTAATGACCTCTGACTTTCTAAAAAGAGTCAGCTTGGGTATGAGCAAGTTTGGACACATGTGTATCATGATTTCTCAGGTTAGATCAAGCATCAATACTAGCATGTATGCTAAGCAAGACCCAAATAACCAGACAAATAGCAGTGGGGGAAATGCTATCTTACATTACCCAGATTGGATTCTAGAATTCAAAAAACAAAACAAAAGCGACAAGATTCTAGAAAATCCAAAAGAACAAATCACTCCTGATAATAAAATTTATGGTCATAACGCCAAGGTTTTAATTTTAAAATCAACGAATGAAGCCACAGGACAAATTGTAACTTATCCAATCAAGCATGGTCGCAATAACGGAAAATCTATTTGGCTTGAGAGGGAAGTTGTTGACATGCTTTTGATGTGGGGTTACCTAGAGAAATCAGGGGCTTGGATCAAGCTCGACGATAAAGTAAAAAGTTATTTGAAGGATAATAAAATTGAAATAAAAGATTCCTATCAAGGAATTAAAGCAGTGTATGAGTTTTTAGAGTCGGATGAAAAAATTACTTCTCTTCTTGTTGACTTTGTAAAACAGAATATTCTCAAGCAATGATATTTTTATGCTCTAATGGTCGAGAGAGGAAGATAAAAAACGTCAGCAAATACCTTATTGATTGGGAATCTGACTGCAAAAGCGGGATACAAAAAGACGTAAAAGATCAATTAAAAGACTACTGGTTTGCTGATGTTGTTTTTGAAGAGTTTCCTGTCGCGGGAACTAGAATGAGTTTAGACTTCTACAACTCTACACAAAAAATAGCAGTAGAAGTGGATGGCAATCAGCACTATAGATATAATCAGTTTTTCCATTCTAATTCTCGACAAAAATTCCTTCATCAACTCCACAGAGATGAAAAGAAAGAATATTTCTGTGAAATTAATAAAATTGAATTAATTAGAGTCCTAGAGTCTGATGTTCTGGATTCAAAAAAATACCCACAAAGTTTGATTAAGCTATTGAAATGAAGTTACAAGACGATGAACAACAAGGATTACCTCAATCTCTTCTTGATAAAATTTATGACTCCACTGGCTCCGCAAACGGTGGTAATAGAGGTTTTTTACTTCTTTATGTTGACAAAAATGGTTGCCCTAGTATGACTACCAAAACAGAAAACCCTTGTGTAGAGATGGCTCTTAGTAAATTAATAGAGCTAGCTATGGCGAAAAAAGAAGGCGAAATAGGTTTATGATATTTTCTTATGATTTAGAAAAGAAAGTTCTCAGCGGATTGTTGCAACATCAGCATAAGTGGGAAGAAGTATCTAGCTTTCTAAATGAAAGTGATTTTTATTCAGAGGACTCTAAAGTAAATGTATCAATATTTAAATTATTAAAAAATGCTCTTAATAATGCAGAAGATATTGATGAAACTATTTTAGTCCAGAGAATTCAACAGCTTAAAGCAAGCTTCCCTGATAGCATCGACATAGGGGAATATATTTATTCATTAGCTTTTTATAAGATAACAGAAAAAATTCTTATTTCCTCTGTTAGAGAGCTTAAAAAATACACTGCCCGTAGAGAGATATACAATAGCTGTAAGAAGGTAGCCTCATTTGTAAAAAGCGCCGACCCTAACTTAAAATATGGGGAACTGATAGAACAATCAGATCAACTTTATAATAAAAACATAAAAGATTTCGAGATGACAGAAGCTGGCCCTGTCAATCTCTTTGAGATGATGGAGGAGGTTGTTGAGGAAAGAGGAAATAATCCAGTAGATGATTTCGGAATGCTTGGTCCTCATCCCAGAATGAATGAGATGTATGGATCATTACTCCTAGCTGGCAATATATCAGTGATTGTAGCTCGCTCGGGGGTTGGCAAGACGAATTTCTGCATGGATTTCACCACAAAAGCATCTGCTGAACATGGTGTCCCTGTGCTTCATTTTGATAATGGAGAAATGAGCGAAGAAGAGCTTATTTTCAGGCAGTGTTCTGCCATGACGGGTATACCTGTGTGGCTTTTGCAGACAGGTAAATGGAGAACAACAGCATACAAAGATTGGTCTGTAGATGAAGTGATTGCAAAGGTTAGATCTGCTTGGTCAAAAATAAAAAACATGAAGTTTTATTATGAGAATGTGGCTGGTCTATCTCCTGATGAAATGTGCTCTCTTTTGAAGAGGTTTTACTTCTCAAAGATTGGTAGAGGCAACCCACTGATTTTCAGTTTCGATTACATTAAAAGCGATTTTGGCAGCATCGGGAAAGTTGATGGTTGGCAACAAGTTTCTTACATGGTTCACAAGTTTAAACAAACAATTCACCGTGACTTAGCTTTTGATGGAAAACCTTGCGTATCAATGATTACCTCGGTCCAGTCTAACAGGTTAGGAATAACCAATAACAGGAACGCTGGTTCTATTGTGGACGACGAAAGCGTAGTCTCTCTATCTGATGGTATTACTCAGTTTTGCTCTCACTTATTCCTACTTAGAAGAAAGGTGGCAGATGAAATCCATGAAGAGGGGTCTAATTTCGGAACCCATAAGTTAATAAATTTGAAGTCTAGGCACTTGGGGAAGAGCGCATTAAGAGCTATACATCCAGTAGAAATGCCAGATGGAACAAAGAAACAAAATTTTATTAATTTAAATATCGAAAACTTTAGAATTACTGAGCGTGGAGACCTTCAAGATGTGGTGGACGCATTCAATGGAGAGGGGATAGAGGTCAGAACAAACGAGGTAGAGGAAATACCAATCAACCTTAGGGCGTAATGGACTATAAAGATGTCTTAGAAAACCTTGGTTATCGTCTCAGGGATCATGGGTCATACTGGAGAACAAATGCTGTATACAGGTCTGGAGATAACTCCACGGCACTTCAAATCTACAAGGATACTGGAGTCTGGAAAGATTATGTAGAGGATTCTCAGTTTATGCCCTTTGAGGCACTGCTCCAGAAAACTTTAAACACAAAAGATCCTAATGCAGTGAAGCATTATTTAAAGGATAATGGTGTAAACATAGGCGCTAGAATCAAACAAAAACACTTATTGAAAGAGGAAAAAACATATCCCGCTAAAGTTTTAGCAAAGCTTTTACCACATCACGATTTTTACTTAGAGAAAGGCATTAGAAAGGAAGCTCTTGAGGACTTTAAGTGCGGGTTAGCTATGTCTGGTAAAATGTATCAAAGGGTGATATTCCCAATTTTCAGGAAAGACGGCAGAATACATGGGTTTTCTGGCAGAAAGGTTACTAGCGATGATAGACCAAAGTGGTTACATATGGGGAAGTCATCAGGTTGGTTTTTTCCGTATTACAATATTGATAAAGTCCAAAAAGCTATAGAAGAAAAAGAGGCGGTTCACATTGTGGAGTCCGTAGGAGACTGTTTATCTCTATATAATTATGGTATAAAAAATGTTCTTGTTTCCTTTGGCTTGAATATTTCTCCAAAATTCATAGCAAGGCTATCTTTGTTGCCCATAAAAAAAGTTTTTGTATCCTTTAATAACGATCACACATCTTCTGTTAACAGAGGATTTGAAGGAGCAATTAAATCTATTTTTAAATTGGTTGAGTCGATTGATTTTGAAAAGATATACTTTATTCCTCCTGAAGAGAATGACTTTGGGGAAATGACTAAAGATCAAATAGAAAAATACGCTTCAGATTGCTATAATATACAACATCAAGAATCCATAGGGCAAGTTATTGAAATTGCTGAAAAAATGGATAGTAGAGGTGTAAACAAGAATTTTTCTTCTTCTTTTAAAAAGTTAATAAAGAAGAACGACTTTCATTATGGAGGCTTCTGAAAACAAACCGCTTTCAGCGTCACGAATAAAGACGCTACAAATGTGTTCTTGGCAGTATTGGTGTAAATATCACCTTAAACTTCCTGATAAGGCTAACGAAGGTAGTTTGCGTGGAACTATTTGCCACGCTGTTTTCGAAAATTTGGGGAACCCAAAACATAAAAAACACTATACCCGCATAATTAAAACTCAAAACGCTTTTGCCTCGCCCCCTGTAAAAAGGATGATAGAGGCATATGCTAAAAAGCATAATATAGACGATTTTGAGAATATGGATCTAATCAACCAGATGACCGTGGAGGGTCTTAATTATGATTTCTTTGGAGACAAAGAGGGTAAGCCTACTAAATCCATCAGTGAAAAAGATTTTGATATATCCGTAAACGAAGAAGGCAAAAACTACCGCATACTTGGATTTATTGATAAATTGTTTTTATTTAAGAGAAAAAAAACCGCCCTTATAAGAGACTTTAAAACCTCGAAACAAATTTTTTCTGGCAAGGAGTATACCGACAACATGCAGAATTTAATGTATTGTTTGGCGGTAAAGCATCTATACCCAGAGTTTCTTAAAAGAAAGATGGAATTTTTGTTTGTAAAGTTTGACTGCAACAATGATGGGTGCTGTGAAATGGAACCTCTTGATGCAGATGAACTTGAAGGTTTTGAATATTTTTTGACTGAAGTTCAACAAATTATTAATAATTTTAATGAAGATATAGCCTCTAAAAACTTAGCCTATGACAAGGGTTATTTGGGAAGAGATGACGGTTTCGCTGGAAGGGTGGTTTGCGGTAGAGCAGAGTTTGCTGGGCAACTTAAAAAAGATGGCACTCCCATGTGGCATTGCCCATTTAAATTTGCTAGAGAATTTTATGTGCTAGTAGATAAAAAGGGTGTTAGAGTGGCATCAGCCGACCTCAAAAAAGACCTTAAGGACAAGAAAACTAAAGACTTGAAGATGGAGAAGGTTAAATATGACGGATGCCCCGCTTTTTCCTTTGACAAACCAATGGAACTTCTGTAGAGTGCAGGAGTGATACCATTATTTAAAAGCACCTTCAGTATAGGGCGATCTCTTCTGAGGGTTGAGGATTTAGTTGACATTGCTCAAAGCGGGGATGTCAAAAAAATGATTTTAGTAGAAGATAACTTCTATGGTTTTAGGGTAATTAATAAAGCCTTCCTCCACATAGGAATTTCTATGGTGTATGGAGTTAAGTTGCCTGTAGTTCAGTCAAGCATTACCGAGAAACCCAGTAAATTGATTTTCTTCCCCAAAAACAACAAAGGCGTAGCTGTTGCTAGAAACCTTTATACTAAGTGTTTTACAAGTGTCGGGGAATATTTAAACATGTCAGATCTGGGCGAAGGAGAGCTTGACGACATTAGCATAGGAGTCCCCTTTTATGATTCTTATGTATGCAATAATATTTTCCATTTTGGAATGTGCGATCTATTCTTAGACAAGTATGATCATTTTTATATGGAAGAGGACAATAAACACCCCTTTGATTTTCAGATAAGTTCAGCACTGAAAAAACTAAAAGTAAAAACAGAGAAGTGCAAAAGCATATATTACAAAAATAAGGATGACTTTGAAGCATTTCAAATGTATAAAGCTGTCTGTAATAGAAAGCAGGGCAGGGTGCCTACTTTTAGTAATCCTCGCCTGAATGACTTTTCTTCCAACGAATTTTGCTACGAATCATATTTAGAAAATGTTGCCAAGTAACCAAAAATATCTAGTATTTGATACTGAAACAGAAGGTTTAAATTTATTCTCTTCTAAAACATGGCAGCTATCTTGGATAGTTTGTCAGGGAAATAAAATATTAGAAACTCATGACGAGTTTATAATCCACAAAGAATTGAATATTCCCGAAGTAGTCAAGAAGATTACAGGTTTTAATTGGGACACTTATAACAGAAAAGCTAAACCATTAGACGAGGTTTGGAACAAGTTTGAAAAGTATATATTTGACCCTCAATACATTGTAGTGGGACAAAACCTTCTAGGCTTCGATGTTTACATGCTTGCTGTGCTACAAAGGTTATTGGGTCAAGAACCAGAGTATTCTTACTTGCCTCGTATTTTAGACACTAGGGCTTTAGGGAAGGCTTACAGAGAGGAACTAGAAAGACCTAAAGGAAACTTGCTGAGTTGGCAATATAAGATAATTAATGATAGAAGCCTTAAAGCAAAGGTTTCTCAAAACCAACTTCTAAAGTTTTTTGATATAGAGTTTGACGAGAGTAAATTACATAACGCTCTTTACGATATTAAGATGTGTTATCAAATTTTTCTTAAACTTAAGAAGCACATGGATCTGTAATGTTTGAAGATTTCACACCATATGACGATTGCGAACCTGCGGGAGTTGAACTCCCTAAAACAATCGTTGATCCTAGTAAGCTAGAAGAGCTTGGTCTTAGCGTAGATAGTTCTACCAAGGATATTCTTTACGAGTTAGCCAGAAAAGGTTTACGCGATAAAGGCATAACAAAATACGAAAACAAAGATGCATACTACGATAGAGCCAAACAAGAACTAGAGACTTTTGAGGAGCTTGGATTTACAGATTACATTTTACTTAACTGGGACGTTTTAAACTTTTGCCATGATAACAATATTCCAACTGGTGCTGGCCGTGGCTCTGCTGCTGGTTCTCTTGTTCTATATCTCCTCGGAGTAACAAATATTGACCCCATACCTCACGATCTCTTTTTTGAAAGATTTGTGTCTAAATCTAGAGCGAAGAAAGTCACTGACAAAAGAGGCAAAGAATTTCTAGTCGGCAGTCTCTTGCCTGATGTAGACTCAGATATTTCTTATGAGCAAAGATATAAAGTTATTCAATATATTGAGCGTAAACATGAAGGGAGAACCGCCAAAATACTAACCTTTAATACCTTTAGTGCTAAGCTTTGCATAAGAGAAGCTACAAAGTTCTTTGATGAGGTAAAAGAAGATCAGGCGAACCAAGTATCAGATATGATACCAAAGCTTCACGGGAATGTATTTCCCCTAGAGCAAGCTAGGGAAGAAAGTGGTAAGTTTAAAAGATGGGTAAAAGACCACAAGAGAACTTTTAAAAATGCATTAAAAATAGAAAACTTGCCAAAGAATACTGGAGTCCATCCATCTGGAATCGCCATTTGTTCTGAAAAAATAGAGAACGTAGTTCCTTTGCAAAAAACTAAAGATGGAGACTTAGTTACTGGTTACGATATGACAGATGTCGCAGATTTAATGGTTAAGTTTGATATTCTTGGGTTAAGAACACTAACCATTGCCCACAAAACATGTGAAAAGGTGGGTATAAAAATTGAAGACATAGACCCTAATTCACAAATTATTTATGATATATTACAGGATTTTAAGCACCCTGTGGGCCTTTTCCAAATATCGGCTGAAACAAACTTTAAGGTCTGTAGGCAGGTCAAGCCTGATGACTTAAATGAACTTTCTGACGTTGTTGCTCTCGCTCGACCAGCAGCACTTGAATTTGTTGACACATACAGGGACAACAAAAATAATTCTTTGGTGCAGGAAATTCATCCTGAGTTAGACAAAATATTATCTTGGTCAAAAAATGTTATTTTATATCAAGAACAATTGATGCAAATAGCTCATAAAGTTTTTGGCCTTAGTCTTGAAGAAGCAGAGGTCTTGAGAAGAATTGTTGGTAAGAAAAAAGTTGATGAGATGCCTAAGTGGAAAGATAGGATTTATGAAGCCGCTCAGTCTAGAGGCTTAACTGATCAAATAGCAGACTTTTACTGGAATTCATTGATAGCTGCTTCGCATTATTCTTTTAATAAATCTCACAGCTTTGCTTACGCAGATTTAGCAGCCAAAACAGTTTTCCTAAAACATAATTACCCTCAAAATTTTTTCCTCTCTGTTCTTGAGTGTGCTGATTTTGATCCAGAACCTTTGACTACCATATCTGGAGTTAATGAAGAGTTGGAGGATTTCGGCATGAAGATGCTTCCTCCTTGTTTATTTAAATCTGATTTTGATTTTAAAATAGAGGGAGAGGATATTAGATATGGATTAAACAGCATTAAAGGAATCTCTCTCAAAGCAATGGAGAGCCTTGTAGAGTTTAGAGGGATAGAGTTCTCAAACAAATATGAAGTCTTTCTAGCTGCCAGACAGTGCGGTATCAACATCTCTGTGCTTGCGGCCTTAATCCAAGCTGGGACAATGGATCATGCGGGGACCAACAGAACCCGCATGGTCCTAGAAGCTCAAGCATTCAACCTTCTTACAGACAGAGAAAAAAGAAACTTTTGCAAGATAGGAGAGAGGTTTGGATATGATATACTTGATGCAATATCAGAAGTTATAGGAAAGCAAATCTTAGGAGATGACAACAAACCCATCATGTCTGAAAAAAGATTTAAAACATTTAAAACTAAGTTTGATCAGTATAAAAAAATATATTCTCAAAACAGAAAACATGAGATGTTTGCTAAATGGAGGTATGAAAGTTCGCTACTTGGTTACAGCTACTCACATGACTTAAGAGAATGTTTTAAAGAAAGATACCCCAACCTCCAAGACCTAAAGGTAATTTCAGAATTGCCCGAAAGAGAAACATTTCAAGTCGCAGGGGAGGTAAAAGATTTCTTTACAAGAACCTCTCAAAACGGTAACAAGTATATGATCATATCTCTCGCAGATAATACCGCTACTAAGAATTTCTTATTCATGGATACAAGTAGAGGCAATAAACTCACAGATTTTCTACAGTATAATAAATTGAAAAAAACCCAAGTTATTATTGTAAATGGCTCTAAAAGCAGAGATAGCTTCTTTGTCGAAACAATCAAACCAATTGATACCGACATTTACATGAAACTGAGGGAGGTAAAAAGTGACTAAACTTCCTTTGACACCCCACATAGAGGGAGTTTTAGAAAAATCTCAAGACCTATCCGTCATCTTAAAAAGGAATGGGGTAGACATTGATTTATTTTTTCACTGCTTCTTAAGCGATTTAAGTCTTTCTTGCTCTTCTATTTTCAAGAGGGTTCATATAGATCCAAAAGAATGGCTCAAAGAATCTAGGCATTGCTTAAGTAAAAAAAGAGAAAATAAAAATGTAAAAAGAACTGTAAAAACAGATGTTAGAAAACTTTTAGCAACTGCTGAAGGCATAGCTGAAGAAAGCTTTGACTTAGATTATATTCCCCCAGAAATAATCTTAATGACTTTTTTTGATAATGTTCATTCTCCTAAAGTAATTAAAGAGCTTTACCCTGAAAAAGACGATAAATCAGACGCTACAGTTTTAGGGTTCATAACAGAATGTTCCTTAGGAATAAAAGATCTTGAATTTGATGACACCTTTGGTCCTTTAGAAGCAGATGTCGAAACTCCAGAACACTGGATAGACATGTTTGAGCAGAATCCAATTTTGTGTCAATTTGCAGAAAACTTAAACTTAAAAGCTTTAAATAAGGAGTTTGATAAGATTGTTGATTTCGATGGGAAAATTGATGAACTGGCTACGATTCTTTGTCGAAAGAAAAAACCGAACGCAATATTGGTAGGCCCAGCGGGAACGGGAAAAACTTCTCTAGTAGAAGGGTTAGCGGCTAAAATAGTTGCTGGAGATGCTCCAGAACTTATAGCAAATAAAGTAATATACTCTGTTAGTTTATCTAGCATGGTCGCTGGCACTGAATACAGAGGGCAGTTTGAGAAAAGATTAGAGGATTTTGTTAATGAAGCTAAACAATACTCAAACTTAATTCTCTTCATAGACGAAGTTCACACCTTAATAGGGGCAGGAGGAGCGACAAATAATTCACTAGAAGCTTCTAATATACTCAAACCAGAACTTGCTAGAGGCACAATAAGTTGCATAGGCGCTACAACAATTAATGAATATACAAATACGATAAAAAAAGATACTGCATTAGATCGGAGGTTTGAGAGAGTTATAATTAAAGAACCATCTAAATTCCAGATGGAAGAAATCCTTCCAACTATTGTATCATATTACGAAGAGTTTCATGCAGTTGAGTATAGTGATAGATTCTTAAATAATATAATAGAATATTGTGAAAAATATATCCCCAATAAGTTTTACCCAGATAAAGCTATAGACGTAATTGATCATTGTGGTGCTCAAGCTAAAGTTAATTTTTGGCACGTTACACCTTCGATAAAGGCCATACAAACTGAGACAGTTAAGGCCGCGCTTGACCCTGAGAAAGATCACGCAGAATTACTAGAAAAGCTAAATGCCAGCTTAGAGAAATGGACAGAAGGGGTTGAGGATAAAACACCTATAGTAAAACTTAAGCATTTAAAAGATTTCTTTGATAAAAAGAAGAACCCATTAAGCAACAAAGATACTATAGACAAGTTATTTAAATGCTTATCTAAAAGCTTAGTTGGTCAAAGAGATTTCTTAAATAATCTTAAAGAAAAACTAATTCTCTCTGGTTTAGGATTAAAAAAATCTGATAATTTTTCATCACCTGATTGCTTTGTAGTTAGTGGTTCTAGTTTTAGCGGTAAGTCTTATTTTCTAGACTTGCTAAAAGACTCTCTTCAAAAAAGAGGTATAAATGTTTTATCTTACAGTGGTGTGCATTTTTCCGATAATTTCGCTCCACATAAAATAGCTTCTTCGCAGGGAACAAATACATCAATATGTGAAAAAATAAATATCACCCCTAATAGCGTTTTAATTATTGATGACTTTCACAAGATAGACAACTCCTCAATCGCTATTTTCAGTCAAATCTTCAAGCATGGGAGGTTCCAAATGACCAATGGGGATATCGCAGATTTTTCAAACTGTAAAATATTTTTGACATGCTCTCTGTCAAGCAGCCAATCCTCTATGGGATTTCAAGCAGCAGGTGAAGGTAAAAACAATCTAATGATTCACCCAGAGCTTTTATCACAAATAGATGATTATTTTATCCTAAAAGAACTCACTGAAAAAGATCTACGGAGACTGTTGTGGATGAAATTAAAAAGACTAAAAAACAGGTTAGAAGATAATGATATTTATCTAAACTTTGATTTTGATTATATAAAGAGGGTTACTGAGCAAATTTGCAAAGCTAAAAACAAAACAGAAGCCTTAAATAAAAAGATATTATCACAAATAACACCATATATATCTGATAAAACTTTAAAAGGAGACAAAAATATAAAACTTTTTGTTGACAAAAAACAAACAAAAGGCGATGATATTGCGTGAGTGGTTCAGTAGCTAAAAAAATCCGTAGATTAATTGGATATGACAAAAAAAATGCCAATCCAATCCAAAAAAACCTTTACAAGCGATTGAAGTCGCAGTATAATGCTCTCGGACCAGAAGTTTTCTGGAAGAAAATGGAAGGTCGATTTGATAACCAAGATTAAAATTTATGTCTGAAGATAATACAAAAGAAAAAAGTGAGTGGAGCAAGCGCGAATTAGGCGCTCTCTGGAGAGTTGACGGAAACAAGCAGTCTTACTATAGCGGATCTATCAAAGATTCAGAAGGTAATGATGTAAAAATTGTTTGCTTCCCCAACACATTCAAAGAAAAAGGCTCCAATCAGCCTGATATTAGAATCTATGCCAGCAAAGAAAAAGAAGAGTAATATGCTATCTGAAGAAAAAGAAAATAAACTTAGAGATCTTCTTACCGCAGAAATGGTCTCAAGAGTAACTCTTGCTGAGTCTATTAATATTATCCACAATATAGCTATTGGGGAGGTAGAAAAAAACTTAGAAGAGATGTCTGATCAAGAAAAAGAATCGGCTCTTGAAGAACTTTCTAAAAAAGTAGAAGAAACTCAGCAGAAAACAGAGGGTCAAAAGGCATAATAGGTGTAAGACACTAAAAATGCCTTACACTGTTACGTTCCTAGATGACAAATTGCGTCAAAGCTTATCCTTTGACGCAGATATGCAATTCCCTGAAGCCTCAGAATACAGCAAAAAAGTCTGGGTTTTAAAAGAATATAGAAAGGCTGGAGGAGAAGTAGACTTGGGAGAAAGCAATCTGCGAGATCAATATTCCAGAACACACTCTTCTTATTCAATTCAAAAATCCTTTAAAGGTGATGAGCTTGTTGTTGAATTAATTGAAAATATACAATTTTCTGATAACTTTAATTACTTTGCAGAAGCAGAAATAGAGGAAACAGGAGAGGAAGAGCTTGACAGGCTTTTAAATGAAATAAAAGCCTCGGACTTTAAAATGGAAAAAATTGCTGAGATTTTTGGTTTATCTGATAAGATGCCTAAGCTCGCAGATTTTAAACAACCCTCTCCAAAAGAAGAAGAATGCACTTCGGATTGCGAAGAAGATTGCGATTGTGACTCTGAATAGAATACTAGTAACAGGCTCTGGAGGGTTCATAGGTGGCAATTTGTGCTCATACTTGGAACATCGTGGATACGATGTTACAAGATTTGACATAAATAAAGGCGATCCAAATGCAATTCCCGATGTAGGCAGTCAAGATGTCGTAATACATTTGGGGGCAAATTCATCAACTACGGAAAAAGACCTTAAAAAAATTCTAAAACAGAATTTTGAGTTTTCAGTAATGCTTTACGAGTTATGTGAGGGTTATGACGTTAAGTTTCAATATGCTAGCAGTGGCTCTGTTTATGGTGATTCCAAAACCTTTAAAGAAACTGATTTCTGTAAACCACTTAGCCCATACGCATTTAGTAAATACATCTTTGATTGTTGGCTAATGAATCAAGATTACCCCTACCAAGGATTAAGGTATTTTAATGTTTATGGATTGGGGGAAGATAAAAAAGGCAAGCAAGCTAGTCCTGTCTCTAAGTTTATTAACCAAGCCCAGAGGAGTGGCGAGATAGAAATTTTTGATAAAAGTGAGAAATATAAAAGAGATTTTGTTTCTGTTGAAGATGTTTGCGAAATGCATGTAAAGCTTTTAAACTCAGATGCTTCAGGTGTTTTTAATATAGGGACAGGAAATGCTATTTCTTTTAGAGATGTAGCAGAAATAATTAAATCACGATGCAATTGTAGTATAAAACAAATACCAATGCCGAAAGAACTGAAAGGCCAATATCAAAAATTAACTAAAGCTGATAATTCTAAAATTACCGAAATAATCGGCGAATATAACTGGAAAAGTGTAGAGGATTATGTAGAAGAGAACATAGATGCTTTCCTTAATTAAATCTGTTTTAAAATCAATTGAGTTATTTTTATCTTTAAAAAATAAGACTTTCTATTTACAATTAAAAAGAGACCATGAAGAAGAAAGAGAAAGAATTATTCAAGAACTTGAGAATATTAGGGCTATTGGCGGTGATCCCGACCGTGCTGATCTCTTGCGCGACGAACTCATCCGTGAAGACAACTCCTTTAAACATCTATCAGCCTTCTACTCTCAGTTTGACAAAAGGGACTCCAATCGAGACAAGTAAAGGAATCTATACTCCACAACAAAATGAAGTCTGGCATTCTGATGCTAGATTTAGACGCTTAGAGAGACAGCTTTATTTTCCTAGCGGGAAATAAACACTTTTAAGTGTAGATTCTAGTAATGGCATATCAAGAAGGCAGTCCACTTAGAGGTCAAATCCACTCCGAAACAGCTACAGGTAGTGGGGTTTGGCAGGTTTATCGTGCTGAATTGACAGGGCGTTTCTTAAGTGGATCTGGTATCACAGGATTTGAGGGTATGGATTTGGCGTATCATGATATGAGGGAGTATAACAGGAAGGTTGACATAATGTCTGGCATCTGGGAAACCACAGGTTTATTTCTGGCTCCATACAACGCAGGATATTCCTATACAGGCCAAACACATTTTGTAACTTGGCCTTGATTTTTTGTATTATTAATTTATAATATTGCATATATGAATACTACAATCGAATTCTCCGACGAGGAAATGAATGCACTTATTGGCCTTTTAGATGTAGCCGTAAGAGCACAAGGACTAAATGTAGCACAAAACGCATTAGTGTTAGCCACTAAAATCAAGCAAGCTGCCAGAGGCATTGATAACACTCCTATCACACAGGAGGTTAGCCCTGAATTTGCTGAGCCTCTAGAGGCTGTAGAAGCTGTTTAATTTTCCTTATTTCTGGATAATTTTTCCCTTGACCATTACAATTCTGTAATATATATTAATCTCATGAAGAAACTTATTCTTACAACACTACTTATGGGCGCTGCTATGGTTGGCGCAGTTAAAGCAACCACTTTGGCAGATGTCTCTGTAGAAGGTGGTGTTTCATATAGCACTCTTTCGACTAGCGGAGGAGTTGGCATTAGGGATGACGCTTTTAGTTATTCACTTACACTCTCTGCCCCAGTAAAAGCTGGAGGCACTGCTTCTGTCGGTATCGACATCTTTGACGTTGACGAGGGATACGAACAAGACATCTCCCTTGCTTACTCAAGGGGGGTTACTCTTCTTGGCCAAGACCTCGGGGCTGAGTTTTATTTTCAAAGGGTTGATTCTTCCTTTGGAGGCTGGGACGAAGTTGGAGTGGGTCTTACTTATAGCCATACTCTTGCAGATCTTACAGCAACTGCATGGCATGAAGTTGGAGGAGGTTCTGGTGGCTCTTATGGCGTAGAGTTCATTCTCTCTCGCGACATTGCTACTCCAGTAGAAGGTCTTGTGTTGACACCTTTTGTCGGACTTAATCTTGCTGATGAATACACTGCTCTTGAGGCAGGTCTAGCTGCTGCTTATAAAATTACAGACGGTGCTTCTGTTTTTGTAAAAGGCGCTTATAACGACAATGACCTCGATTCTTCTAGCGCATATAGCTTAGATAACGAGTGGTCTGTCGGAGCAGGAGTCTCTTACAAGTTCTAATTTAAATTACTTTTAATTATAAAATAAAAAAGCCACCTGCACGGGTGGCTTTTTTTGTGTAGAATGTAATTACATGGAACCTGAAAAGTCTTTAATCAAAGAATTCCTCAGTGGAGGTTGGTTAGTCCCGCTTGTAGGCGCTGCTGCGATGTTTGCTAGGCTCTTATCAGGTAATAATGGATTAACGCTTAAACAACAGTTTAAAAGGGTGATTACAGCGGCCCTAGCTGCTGGCATTGCTTGGTTTGTTTTAGAACAAACTGACGTATCATCTTTAACTAAGGCGATTACTTACGGTATTATTGGCGTAATAAGCCCAGAGGTTATTAGTGGGATAGTAAGAATGGGCGAAAAATTTGCTAAGAACCCAGAAAAATTTCTTAAAAAATGAGACCAAAGTTTATTGTATACTGTTTAGCCGCTATTTGTTTAGCCTTTGGCTTCAAAGGGTTAAGCCTTACGGAAGATATTCAAAACACACTAAAAGAGAATGCTCGACAATCAGAGTCTTCCATTATGGAAATAGGCATGTGCTTTGATTGGTATGGAGTAATTATAGTAAACTCAGTAGTAAAAACTTCTCATGGAGTAATCACACCCGCAGAAATGGTAGAAATTTTAGAAGAAGAGAGGGTGTATAAGGATGAGTATTTACAAGGTTATAAAAAAGATATAACGCCTAAAGAAGTAGAGTATGCTGAGTTTGTTTTTGAGCAAGAGAAGAAAATAAATATCTATGTTAACCAATTAATTGAATGGGGTAACACAAATAATATTGAAATGATTAAGTCATCAGTTCCTAAAATGTATGAAATGACTGACCCTACAATTGGTGCGATCAACAATATTATGGATACAAAAATGTATTATAATGAGGAACAGTCTGATTTATTAAACATTAAAATTAAAGAATACAGCGACTTTATGATTTTAGCTATCGTATTATCAGTTGTTATGTCAATATGTGCTGGGTTTAGTAGGAGGTGTGGGTAATGAATTTTAGAGGCAAGAAAGAAGTAGTAAAAGCAGTGCAGAAGCTTCTCGGGGTTTCTGCTGATGGTGCCGATGGTCCTGTAACTTGGAATGCTATTTTAGCAAAGCTATCGACCAAAGAACCTGCTGCTTCTGGTGGGAGTGTAGCAGAGAAAATGGTGTCCTTAGCGAGAGAAGAAATAGGAGTCTCCGAAGTTGACGGCAGTAATTGTGGGCCAAGAGTAGATGAATACAAAGCTGCCACATGGCTAGACGCAGACAAAGGTTGGCCTTGGTGCGCTGCTTTTATTTGCTGGTTAGTTAGAGAGGCTATTGAAGGAGAGGATGTAGCATTCAAAAGACCGAGAACCGCTGGAGCTTGGGATTTTGAGAACTGGGCTAAACAAGAAAGCACAAAAGGCGTGGAACTCCGCAAACCTACAAACGAAGATATTAAAGCAGGTGATATCGTTGTATTTACTTTTTCTCATATTGGATTAGCTGTAAAAGACGCAGACTCAAGTGGTTATGTAGTTACTATTGAAGGTAACACAAACGGTGCTGGAAGCAGGGAGGGCGGCTCTGTCTTAGAAAAGAAAAGGCACGTTTCAAAAATCAGGAGCAGAATTAGGATTGTCTAGACTTTTTCTAAAATCTAATATATAATCTCGTATATTAGACTCTAATGCAAAAAGTCAAAATTAAAGTAAGTAGGTATGACATCTTTGATTATGTCACTAGTCGCTCCACATTCGATCCTATCGAAAAATGCATCGACCCTTTAAGATACGAGGTTTTCGACACATTTATTTACGATAGCAAAGAAAAGAAAAATATAACTCAAGATGATAAATTCTGCAAGTTTGAGTGGGAGGTGACAAAGCTTAGGAACTGCGCTAGGCACATGATGCCTGATGAGATAGATAGAATATGTGAAGAGTTAGAGGAAATCGCTCCTGATTCTTTGGATCTGTCTTAATGAAAAATATAGGTATAGATTTAAGGGGAGCAGTAGGAATTGGTGACAAGGTTCAATACTCTTGCATACCCGAAGCGTTTTATAAGTGGTATGGAGTAAAATTAATAGATGTTCATAGATGTTGGGTTTTTGATAGAAATCCATACGTTCGCAGACTTTTTCACCCAGATGAAATAAGACCTTTGCGTTTTAAAAATGCTGAAACTAATGAAAATATTGACGGGTATCCCGCTGTGTATTGCAAGCCTCACGATTGGGTTGAGCCAGTTGAAGTTCCGACACCCCGTCAAAAAACTAAAATAATTAACTTATGGCACCCTCCAAATCAATTGGGGTGCTATAGTAGGTCTCGATGGTTTTATAAAACGCTAGGCATACAAGACTGGACAAGACCTGATCTATGTTTACCAAGAGGTCCACGTTTATATAAACACGAAGACCCCCTTGGTGTTAAGCCAGACCAAATAACAATACATGTTGGGCCAAGTAATAATTGTAAATTACAATTCATACCCGACGAAGTATTGCAAACTATAGCTAAAAGGTATGCTAATTACAATATAATACAAGTGGGCGCAAAAACAGATAACTCGTCTCCTTTTACAGATAAGAGAGGCTTGAAAATTTGGGATACAGTAAAAACCATATCAGAAAGTTCTATTTTTATTGGAATAAATAGCGGCCCTATCCATATAGCTAATTGCTATCCTCATATAGCTAAGAAAATAATAATGAAAGAATCAAATGAACCGCCTTGTTTCCACTCTGCTAGTTTTGACCCATTAAGCAGTGGTTTTAGTGAGTTTAATACATGGGTGGATTTTGGTTGGCAGTATTTTAATACTTTAAAATACGACATGGGAAGGACTTATTCGTATACTAGAATATAATTCCCCTCAAAATTTGAGTAGTGTAATATATAGAAAAGGCATATAATTTACTATGGACACAATTATTCAATTGATTCAGGACAATCCTTGGTGGGGTGTAGTAGCTTCTGCTGTTGCTCTCGCCTCTGCTATTACCGCAGCAACTCCCACTCCTAAAAAGGGAACTTTTTGGGCTAAAGTCTACTCACTTATTGATTGGGCTGCTTTAAATATCGGTAAAAGCAAAGATAAAGGGGAATAATTTCCTTGAATATTACATAAACAAGGCTATAATACTCTGAATGAGTATACAGCCTTGCTTTAGTCGCTTAGAACCACACCCTAAGGGTTGGGGTGATGAATTGTGGATTACCAACAATGAAAAATATTGTGGTAAAATATTGAGATTCAAGAAGGGTTCATCCTTTTCTATGCATTATCACATAAGAAAAGAAGAAACTTGGTGCGTTACTCAGGGCAAACTAAAGTTAGAATATTTTGATCTAGAGAAAGCTGAAAGGCTAGAGAAAGAATTAGTGGAGGGTGATGTGGTTCACTTGAAGCCCTGTATACCCCATAAGTTAACCGCTTTAGAGGATGCTCATGTTTTTGAGGTCAGCACTCAACATTTTAACGAAGATTCTTATAGAGTAGAAAAGGGTGCCTCTCAATGAAGTTTCTAGTAATAGGAGAAACTTGTAGTGATAGGTTTTGCTACGGCAAAGCTGATCGTCTATGCCCTGAAGCCCCTGCTCCTGTATTTATACCTAGCGAGGGTATAAATAATCTAGGAATGGCAACAAATGTTTATAATAACCTTGTAGCCATAGAAAAAGAAACCACAAAAGATATACCGTTTGACAATACTATTGATTTATTTACGAACGAGGCAAACGGTCACAAAACAAGGTATATTGATTCGACATCAAACCAAATGTTTCTAAGAGTAGATACAGATAGCTACACTCATTGTGGCGAACTTCCAGAAAACATAGAAGAATATGATGCAGTTGTAGTTTCAGATTACGATAAAGGATTCCTAAAAGATTCAGATCTTCAGGAAATAGCTAAGAGGAGTAGGCTTTCTTTTTTAGACACTAAAAAACAATTCAATATTGACTGGGCAGATTCATTTACGTTTATAAAAATAAATGAAAAGGAATATTTAGAAAACGGATGGAAACATATGGCAGAAAATATAATTGTAACAAAAGCAGAAAAAGGTTGTTCTTACAAATATAAAGATTACGCTATACAATATCCCTCTGAAATAAGAGATGTCTCTGGAGCAGGAGACACCTTTCTGGCTGGGTTTTCTTATGCATTTACTTCTACCAAAAAAATTAATACAGCCATTATATTTGCTCAAGATTGCTGCCAAAAGGTTATAAGAAAGAAAGGAGTCGCGACAGTATGAAGCATAAAAAAATATTTACTTTTGGAGATATCTTAAAAGAGAGAGAGCAATTTCGTCAGATGGAATCTTTCGGTATTAAAAAATTTATAGCCTTCACAAATGGGTGTTTTGATTTATTCCATACAGGACACGCTTATTTACTAAACACTATAAAAGAATCTTCTAGTAACAATTCAAGATTGATTGTGGGAGTAAATAGCGATAAAAGCGTAAAATCCCTAAAAGGAGATAGTCGCCCAATAATTCCTGCTGCTCAGAGAGCATATACCGTAGCTTGTCATGAAGCTGTTGATTATGTTTTTATTTATGATACGAAAACAGTATCAAAACAATTAAAAGAACTGGAACCTGATTTCTGGTTCAAAGGAGGGGATTATAAATTAGAGGACTTAAATAAAAGAGAATTAAAAGCCAAAGGCAACAGCGCCGTAAGAATAGTGCCTCTTTTAGAGGGTGCTAGCACTTCAAATATTATTAAAAAAATAAAATGAAAACTTACATTGTAGATATTGATGGCACAATTTGTAGACACGATAGCCGCACAACTCCGTATAGCAGAGGGAAACCAATAAAAGAAAGAATAGATTTTTTTAATCAATTATATGATGCTGGACATACAATAATTTATTGGACTGCTAGAGGAGGTAATAGTGGAGTAGATCATAGCGAGTTGACTAAAAAACAACTAGACCAATGGGGGGTGAAGAGGACAGAGTTAAGAATGGGTAAACCACCATATGATTACTGGATAGACGACAAGGCATTTAATGTAAGGGATTTTTTCATGACAGATGTGAGGACAGGGGAAACAAAATCAATGACTTTATGATATCAGACAAAGCTAAAAATATGTCATCTGCTGGGCATATTAAAAAATCAATAAATATTGGCCATGAAGGTCAACAAAGATTCTACGATTCTTGTAGAGCAGCGGGAAAAGAAATAAAGAAAACCAGTCAGCACGATGATATAAAAAATCATACTGATTTTGTAGTTGATGGCGTAGGATTTGACGTAAAAGGGCTGAAACAAACCCAAAAAGAAGGTAAAGTCGTCTTAGAAATAAAGAATGTGCAAGGGAAAATGGGCTGGTGCAATGGCGAACAAAAGCCAGCATGGATAGCATTCGACTATGGGGCTTTCTTTTTATGTGTTAAAAATGACGACTTATTTGATCTCGCTCACACTTGTGACTGGACTAAAAAGGTCTCAAATTTCAAAGACTCCCTGTATAAAGGATATACGAGGAAGGGTAGAGAGGACTTAATGACCACTGTTTTACTGTATGATATACTAAATACCTGCGAACATTGGTTCTTACCATACGAAGAATATCGTTCCCCTATGGAACTTTTGTAGTGTAAACAAAAATATGCCATTGCCCACTCCAAGAAATAATGAGAAGCGCAGTGATTTTGTTGGTCGCTGCGTATCAGACTTAACTGACAAAAAAGAATTTAACGATAATAAACAGCGGGTAGCTGTTTGTATGAATATATTTAAAGATGCTCAGTCCAAAGCATCTGTTGTTTTTGATGATGGGGAGGATACTACTTTATTCTTCTCAGAATCTGCGAACGAAAATAAAACTTTAAATAAGCCGTTTAGAACCCCAAAGGGTCCGAAAAAGTTCTCTGTTTATGTAAAAAACGAAAAAGGAAACGTGGTTAAGGTCAACTTTGGCGACCCCAATATGGAAATTAAGAGAGACGACCCAAAAAGAAGGAAGGCTTTTAGAAGTCGTCATAATTGCGATAACGCTGGTCCTAAATGGAAGGCTAGATACTGGTCTTGTAAAATGTGGAGCAAGAAGAGTGTTACAAATATGACAAAAGGTTCTGAAGATTATGAGTGGGATGGTGAGACCTTTTTTGACCATGAAGATTTGCTTAGAGAATGTCCCGCTTTAGCTGAAGTTTCTGAAGCTGCCTACGGAGATAAAAAGAAAAAATATTCCTATGGATCTCCAGATGAAAAGGACCACTACTTTGATAGCAAAGAGAAAGCTATGAAAGATGCTGAAAAGATGGGTTTGAAAGGAGTTCATACTCATAAAACAGAGGAAGGCAAGACTCTTTACATGGCTGGACCTAACCATGAAGCTTTTATGAAGCGTCACAAGGAGATTCTAAAAGAAAAAGAGAAATCTGATAGCAGTCTCTGGGAGAATATCAGAAAGAAAAGAGAGAGAATCAAGAGGGGTTCTGGGGAAAAAATGAGGAAAAAAGGGGAAAAAGGTGCTCCTACTGAGGATCAGGTTCAAAGAGCCAAAGGCTCAGAAACAGAGCCAGAGCCAGAGACAGAGCCAAAACCCAAGCCTAAACCCAAGGGTGGATGATAGTCTTTTAAATAATCTACGGTCTGTAGATAATAAAAAATAATTTAAATAAAAAAATACGGACTCTTTTTAGGGTTCGTATTTTTTTGGCTAGCACACAAATATTTGAAATAGGTGTAAGTATTTAATATCATTATTAAAGTGAAAACCATCGTAAAAAAGGTAATAAGACTAGAAACAAAGCGACATGACTTTGATAATGATTTTGCATATATTGAAGTTTGGCGTAATAGCACGTTAAAAGACTGTTACTTTGCTGAAAAACAATATTTGTGGCCTGATGGTTCTCTAAAACGAGGAGGTATGAAATACTTCCACTCAACTCTTCATGGAGACGAAATAGAGAAGGAAATTAAACCATTAAACTATCATAGTTTTAACTGGTTTGATCGTTTATTTTATTTTGATGAGGATGGCTCAGTATGTCAGATAGACAATGGCAATCTAGAAAAAACTTCATCTCTACTTGCGAAAGATGAAGTATAATGTCTGAAGAACCAGCATCAAGGAGAGACTCTTGGGAAGAAGAGGAGGTCGCAAATGCAGATATGCAGTGGAAGGGGGCTGCTGGAGAGGGATTTTCAGTAGAGGAATCTGCACCATTCGTCCCTAATATAGAGGTAAGATTTAATGCCGAGGAAGACGACCCTATGGGTGCCATTAGGGGGTATGATGTATCTTGGAACCAAGCCTATATCTATAATAGAATTTCTGAATCGCAACTTCAGGAGCCTCTGCAACGGAAGATAGAGCAAATGGGACTTGGGAACAAGGAGGAGCTTCCCAGACAACACGAAAGAGAATATTACGTTGAGGTTGTAATAAATAAATATAACTTTTTAATTAACAGTGCTACATATACAGGGTTTGATATTGTAAAAGATAAAGAAGCATTACAAAAGATTGACACAAACTTCCCGCATATTTTATTCGAAAGAGTAGAAGAAAATCTTGATCTAGCAGGAGCTAAAGACGGTAGTGGAGTTTCAGGGTTTAGTTTTACAGGATATTATCCCATTTGTAGATTAATTGATGGCCAGTTAGCTGAATTATATCAGCGTAGTGATATTATTTTATCAGACAGGCAGTTTCTCCAATACGGGAGATCAGGAGAGGGCGGCACTTTAGGTCCAAACTGCGCTGAAATTTTACAAGAAAGCGGTCATCAAAGTGAAGATGAACCTGTAAGAGTTAGATACTTAACTGGTAGCGGTGATGTAAAAATATCTGTGTCAGAAGACGATAAGATGATCATCATAGCTATGGAGTCATCAGGAGACTCTGCTAGTGGACAATGGTCAGGAGAAAACATAGGTGGTGGTGCTCAAGTTTATAATGAGTATACCTTAATGCCTTCTGAGTTCAGAACTCTTACTGGTGAAGAAAACGTAGAAATTACTTGGGCAGAAGGTCAAAGCACAATCGAGATCAAATCAGAGGATCAGATTTGCGGCGGCACTTTGAATGCTGCTGATCACTGGGCCTATGTAGATGGGAGCAAACGACCCGCGAAATTTAGAGGTTTAAAAGCTGGAACTGGGGTATTCTTTGATAAAGATGCTGCTGGCGAAAATTATTGCGTTACTACAATAAGCATTGATACGGGAGGAGTTGAAAGCTCTTATGGTAATTGTGGAGATTTATCAGACGGTGCGGCTGATTGGTGGGCTTATGTAGCAGACACCAAAAGACCAGCTAAATTTAGAGGTCTAAAAGCGGGTGACGGGATTACCTTTGATTCAAGTGCTGACGGTTGCGTAACGACAATATCAGGAACAATTTCAGCAAATTGTGGAGGCACTGTTACAAGCCCTGATTTCCTTTGGGAACCCTTTAAAGGCACAGCAAATAATGTAGACGAGTTTAGAGCTTTATCTTTTGGATGTGGTATAGGAACCGAAAGTCACACAGATTGCCAAACTCAAATAAAAACACAGTTAGAGAACTGTAACTCAGATGGATACCAACCATATAAAGGTTGTAATGACTCAACTAATTATGAGCAGTTTCATACCCTTAAGGCTGATCCATCTTCACCAGCGGCGGTAACAATTGCTGCTGTAGGCGGAGGTTGTGGTTATCAAATCAGTGTTGCTTGTTGCACTTCCTCTTCCGATTACTATATATCTGATTATTTAATCCATAATAGTGACTCAAACACTAAGATGGGTTACCCAGCGGATGATACAATAGATTTTCATACTGCGGGTTCTGCAAGAATGACCATCAAGTCAGATGGTAAAATAGGAATTGGTTCTGCTGTCCCAAGTCACACTCTCACAGTGGATGGCTCTATAGGAGGAAGTTCTTTTGGTATATCTGATGGTAAAGGCTTGCTAGTTGATGGTAGCCCAAGTGATGACGAGTATGCTCGTTTTACTGCTAACGGTCTTGAGGGACGCTCCGCAAGCGATGTTCGTAGCGATCTTTCTTTAGGATCGCTCGCTACCCTTAGTGCGGTCGATGCCGATAGCGTCACCGTTTCAAACTTGGTGGTCGGTAACCTTAAAGCTTCGACACTCGTAACGGAGTCTGAGGGTATCGGATCTAACGACAACGATACGACGATCCCGACTTCGGCGGCTGTTAAAGATTACGTTGATAGCAACGATGGAAATGTTTATGTATCGAGCGCAGCGTTCGGAACCTCTGACGGAGTTCTGACGTTGACTCGCACCGATTCCGCAACGGTAACGGTCGATCTCGATGGGAGATATCAAGACGAGATTACGTCTTCCAGTCGATTAAATGCGAATCTTATCGGAGCGAACGGAGACGTATCAAATACAGAGTTCGGTTACCTTGATGGCGTTACCAGTGCGATCCAGACGCAGTTAGATGCCAAACAAGCAACGATAAGTGCCTCCAGTCGATTGAATGCGAACCTTATCGGTTCCTCTGGAAACGTATCAAATGCGGAGTTCGATTACCTTGATGGCGTTAGTAGTGCGATCCAGACGCAACTCGACGGGAAACAAGCGACCATAGGAGATGGTGACTTAACGATAGCGAGAACGAGCGGTTTACAAGCTGCGCTTGACGGAAAGCAAGCGTCTCTTACGTTCGGCATCTCAAATACGAACGCAGTCAAGATCGACAGTGCTAGCGTAGCAGACGATGAGTTCGCTCGTTTCACATCGAGTGGATTGGAGAGTCGGTCTGCTAGCGAAGTCCTTAGTGACCTTTCGTTAGATAGCGAACTTCAAAACCTTTCGTCTGCGGAGATCGACTACTTGGAAGCGTTGTATGCGACTGGCGTTACGAGCGCGGAGTTCGA